AACATTTACAAATACAGATTAGAACTTGCAATAGCTAGAAGTAAAGATATTATTGCACAGTTTGATATTAACATGATACCTAAAAAATGGGACATGGATAAATTTATGTACTACGTAGAAGGTACAGGTATTGCTTGGGTAGATTACAATAAAGAAGGTATACAATTAAATCCTCAGCATCAATCTGTATTAGACATGTCTATAAAAACAATTAACCAGTATATTACACTGCTAGAATCTATACTAGTAGAGTGGGAAAAAATATCTGGAGTAAGTAGACAAAGACAAGGTGAGATTGGAGCATACGAAGGTAAAGCATCTTCACAACAAGCTATATTACAATCATCACATATTACAGAAGATTTATTTAGAAAGTTTGAAAGAATGGAGCAAAGAGATTTTCAAGCTCTATTAGATTATTCTAAAGAAGCATGGTTAACCGGTAAGAGAGGTATGTTTGTATTACCTGATGGTACAACTGACTTTTTAGATATAAATAGTTTAGAATATATGGAAGCTAACTTTGGTATATTTGTTTCTGATGCAGGTAAAGATCAAGAGAAACTGCAAAATATTAAAGGATTAACACAAGCTATGATGCAAAACGGTGCTAAGCCAGGAGATATAGCTGAGATGTTAGATTCTGATAGCTTTACACAAATTAAGAAAAATCTTAAACTTGCAGACAAAGCAAATGCTGAATTAGAACAAGCACAGCAACAAGCTCAACAAGAAATGCAACAACAACAGTTGGCAGCACAAGAAATGCAATTAGAAATTGATATGCTTGAAAATGAAAAAGACAGACAAAAAGATATTGAGATTGCATTAATAGCTGCAGAAGCTAAAGATCAATCAGGAGCTAATGCTTTAAATTTAGAAAAGATGGTACAAGACTTTGAACTAAAAAAGAGAGAGCTAGATTTAAAAGAGCAAGCATTACAATTAAAAATGCAAGGAGATATGGATTCTAATGCTGTAAAAAGAGAGGATATACAAACTAAAAAAGAAATAGCAAAACAGAATGCTAACAAATCAAGATAGGCGAAGAATTTTAAATCAAGTAAGATCTTCTGAATCTCAGGATATAATTGCAGCACTTAGAGGTCAAGTTTCTCCTGCACCTGAACAATCTGCCATGTCTACACCTGAACCTGTAAGTATACCACAATCACCTCAACCTATAGATGTAGATTTCCCAGAATCACCATCATTACCATCTAATTTAGTAGATAGTACTACATCTGAACCTACACAACTAGCTAAAGAAGGAGGAGTAAAATCTAGAAATGGTAGTACTTATGTAATAAATAAGAAGGCAGTTATTACTGATCCTGTTAGAAATACTGAATACTTTTCAAAAACTCCAATGTATGAAGGACAACCGCATTCAACTCACTTAATGGCTGATGATGATAAGTTAACTGCTTGGGCAACTATATTTCAAGATAAACAAGGTAACTGGTTTGAAGGTGGACGTAAAGAAGCAGAGAAAAGAGGTGAAATATACAAGTTTGATACTAAAGAAGAAATGATTGATTTTGCTAGGAAAGGAAATTGGAAAAATGAAATAAACACTAAAAAACAAACTGGAGGACTTATTGATTTTATAACTGATCCTATTAGAAAACGTATAGCAGAAAATTTAGAGCCATATAGTTATGAAAAACCTTTAAAAAGATTAGCTGATGCAGTAATATTTAATAAAAAAGATCCTGAAAGATTAGATGCTGATGAAGCTAGATATGGTCCTATGTGGTGGGCTGATAGAACTGATGACTTTGCATCTACTACTGAAAGAATGGATCTTTTAAATATGACAATGGGTCAACCTCAAAAATATAATAGTATTGCAAAGGCTATATATAAACCAACTAAAGCAAAAGATCCAGATGCAGAATATTATAGATCAATAGTAACAGAAAATAAAATTAAACAATTAATAAAAGATGATAATTTAGTTCCAGGCTATGGATATGCAGGTGGAGTATTAGGAGAATTTAAAATACAAGAAGGTGAAGATAAAAAAGGTAAATACTATTCTTATTATGACAAATGGGATTTAAATCCTCTTGATCATAGTATTGGAAGTCCAAAACTTAATGAACTAGTAGATAAAGTAACTAAAGCTGTAGGAATAACACCACCAGAAATATATGGTAGAGTATATTTAAATGATTTAGAAGAAGAACAAACAGTTGGAGCCAAAGTAAATGAAGAAAGAAAAGAACAGTATAGATTAAATATAAAAAGACTAGAAAAAGAGTTCTTACAGCAGTATGGATATAAAGCTCCTAAAGGTTATTTTTCTACAAACCCAGATTATGATGAAAAACAAGACGGTGGTCTTAGAAACCATATGATGGAGTATATGAACTTTAGTGGTAGAGATACTAATAATGTAAATCTTGTAATGAATGCTATAGCTGAACATGAATCTAAAAATAAATTTGACGAAATACAGGTATCACAAAAAGATGACGGTACATTATTTGATGGTCCTGGAAGAGGCTTGTTTCAATTTGAAATAGGTCCTAAAAAAGGAGCTAATACAGCTTTAAATAGAACAGCTAATTTTTTAAAAAATAATACAGATAAAACTATAAAAGATTTTACTAATATATATGACAAATATATTTCTAGTAACTCTCAAGACTTTTCTACATTTAGTAAAGAAGATCAAGAGGGTATATTTATAGGAGATAAAATATTTGGAGGTCCTGAAAGACGAAATGAGTTTAACAAAGTAGTTAAAAGAGATACCCCTCCAACACAAGAAGAAGTTTTTATGTATTGGCTTAACAATCATAAAGGAAAAGTTAATGGTAAGTCTATAAAAAGTCTTACTAAAGAAGAAATAGCTACTGAAAGAAAAAAATGGAATGAAAGAACAAAGAACATTTTTTAAGAAGTGTTATATAATAAAGATAAAATCAAAAATATAAAAAAGTAAAAACCAATTAAATTAAATACTAAATTTGTAAATTAAAACAATATATATATGGACCCAAATGAAAAAATACAATTAGACGATATTACCTTTGATGATGTTATTGGGGGTGATGGAGTTGACACAGTTGCTGAGGTAGAACCTATCGAAGAAGTAGCTGAACAAAAAGAAGAAGTAAAAGAAGAACCACAAGCTGAACTTGAAGATATTGATGATGAAGAAGAGGAGCTTGAGGAAGAGACAGAGGACGAAGATGAGGAGGAAGAAGTAGAAGAAGAAGAAGAGTCTGACGACGAAGAAGTTGAATCTACTGAAGATTCTACAGTTGTATCAGAAATATTAGATAGCTTAGGTTATGAAGGTGAATATGATGATACAGCAGAAGGATTAACAGCGATGACTAAAGATATAGCTTCTCAAATGGCAGACGAAAGAATTGATGAAGTTCTTGAGAAATTTCCGTTAGTTAAAAAACATATGGAGTATGTATTAGCTGGAGGAGAATCTCAAAAATTTATGAAAGCTTTTGATCCTACTTTAGATTATAATCAAATGGATATTGCAGAAGATGACGCAAGAAGTCAAAAAGCAATTCTTACAGATTACTTTAATCAAAAAGGACACGATGGAGACTTTATCAAAGAAATGCTAGAAGATTATGAAGATTCTGGTAAATTATTTAAAAAAGCAGAAGCAGCAAAACAAGCTTTAGGTAAAGTACAAACACAGGAAAAAGAGCAATTAGTAGAACGACAAAGAGCAGAACTACAACAGCAACAAGAAAAGCAGATGGAGTTTTGGAATGGAGTTCAAGAGACAATTAAAGAATCAAAAGAGTTTGCAGGATTGCAAGTTCCAGAAAGAGAAAAAACAAAATTCTTTAACTATCTCTCGAAGCCGGTAACTAAAGAAGGTTACACACAGCGTGATGTAGATCACTCTGAAGCTGAAATGGATGTAAAATTAGCTATAGATTATTTAATGTATAAAGGATTTAATCTAGAGAATATTATAAACAAGAAAGCAAAGACAACGGCTACGAAAACATTGAGACAAAAAATAGCTAAAAATGAGGAGACTGTAAAAAGTGCTCGTAAAAGATCAACACGAAAGAAAAGTTTTGATTTAGATAATTTAGATCTCAATATTTAAAGATATACCTTAACAGGGAAATAGGTACCCTATAAAATTTTATAATAAAATGGCAGTAAATGGAACAAATATAAGCGTTCAAAAGACGTTTTACAATGATTCGCAAATGACTGATATGAACAGTCTAGCAAATGCATTGTTGACTAAGCCTACTGAACTGTCTCCAATTATTACTCATTTAGCAGGAAAAGACGATAAAAGATTCCCTCTATCTTTCTTAACAGAAGGAGTTGGTAACACTAAGTCTATTGACCGATTAGAGTATGAGTATCGTGTGGCAACACATAGATTAAGAACGAGACCAGTGGCAACAGCAAATGCAAACGCAAACTTAGGTTTGGGTGGATCTTCTTTCGAATTAGAATTTCCTGACAAACACTTCGTATTCCCATATGTGTTAGTATCTCAATCAGGAGCACAAGCACGTATAATGAAAGCACCTGAGCAAGTAGCTGGGGGATCTTCATACAAGTATACACTACAGTTAGTTAACCCTGTAGCTTCAGCAACTTTACCTGCAGCCGATGCAGTAGCGGGAGCACTTTGGGCTCAAATGTATGCACCTGTAGGAGTTGATTTCTCTAGAGGTAATGCTTCTAACTGGGAAACTCCAGGTAAAGTAAGAAACAAACTAACTACAGTTAGAAAATCTTACCAACTAAAGGAGGATCTACTACTAAGCTTTGGATGGACTACGAAGAGTACTTACACATGCTTGACTTTAAAGAAGAGTGTGAATTGTACTACTGGTACGGTCAAAAAACATACGATGCAAACGGACATACTTTCATGAAAGATGAAAATGGACAACCTGTAATCGTAGGTCCTGGTCTTTTAGAGCAAATCGTCAACACTGACACTTACTCTACAATGACTGAGACAAAACTTAAGAATATCATCGGAGACTTATTCTACGGAATGACTGATGCTTCTGTTAAACAAGTAACTTTATATACTGGAACAGGAGGAGCAAGAGAATTTGATGAAGCTCTTAAAAGCCACTTTTCAAATAATACTTTTAAAGTGGGAGGAGAAAACAGATTTATCACAGGTTCAGGACGTAACCTAGGATTAACTGGATACTTCACTACCTATGAGCATGTAGATGGACACACGATCAATGTGGTAAAATTACCAATCTTTGATCATGGTGCCGTGGCGCAAGCTCGTGCAAAACACCCTACAACAGGATACTCTTTAGAGTCTTACAGAATGGTATTTGTTGATCAATCAAATTATGATGGTCAAAATAACCTTCAAATGATTTCTAAGAAAGGTCGTGAGGCAATGAGATGGTGTGTAGCTGGATCTGTAGTCCCTAGAGGATTCTCAGGATCTGATGCTAGAGCATCTGACATTGACGGGGCGTCTGTGCACATGTTAAAGACAGCAGGTATTGTGTTAAGAAGATTTGACACATCTATTGATATTACGTGCACAGCATCGTAACATAGGCATTAATTTGCGTCTATATATTGGTTTTTGATTAAGGTTGTGGGGATTAATTTCCCCATGACTTTAGTCTTTAATCTAACTCAGTTAGGAGAGTTATTCTTTATATCCTAACAACTTAACCTTAAAAAAAGAACTGAATTATGAGTAAAAAAATAACAATTAGACAAAAGGAAATATTAAACCATTTGCCTAAAGCGGTAAGAGCTGAGGCCGTATCCAAACTCAGTAGTGTTTATGTAAATAGACAACCTTTAAAACCTTTTACCCCTGAAGAAGAAAAGAAATACATGCAAGGTATTTTAGATGTTAATCCTGATCACGTTGATTGGCCTAAATATTCTAAACAATACTGGGCAGAAATGACAATTCCTGTAGGATTTACTGGGGTAGAACTAGAAATAGGTACGGATGATAATGATATGCCTCTACAAATAGTAGACTATATTAAATATAGATTTGCATTAAAACATCCTCATGTAGCTATGACTAAAAATGAAATGGATGCTGATTTTAACAAAAGATTTTATATTCAAGATTTAACAAGAGAAGATAAATCTAGAAACAATGAAATACAAATAAAGAAAGATGCAGATAAAGAATTTATTAAATTATCTTCTAGTCCTAAAAACATGAAGAGAGTTTTAAGACTTTTATCTAATGTTAATCCTGATAGAATGACAGCAGATCAAATAGAAAATTCTTTATATGAAATTAAAAATTCAAATCCAAAGAAGTTTGTAAGAATTACTACAGATAAAAATTTAGAACTAAAAGCTGAGATTGAAGAAATGGTAACAGCTGGAGTTCTTAGAAAAATAGGAAACCAGATAATTTATATTGATGAAGTACTTGGCGAAAACATGGATAATGCAGTCGTCTACTTAAAAGATAAAAAGAACTCTGGAACACTAACAATAATGAGAGCTAAACTCAAAGAATTAGCATTAGTATAATATGAATGTACAAGAAATGCATTTAGCAATACAGCAAGGAGTGGATAAAATAAATTCACTCCAAGCTGATTTGCTTTTATCACAAGAAATAGACATAGAATTAAATAAATCTATGATGAGATTTATTAATACTAAATATGGTAGGAATAATAAATATAGAAAAGGATTTGAAGAGTCACAAAAACGTATTGATGATTTAAGATCATTAGTAAGAGAATATGAAGCACCTACACTTTTTAAAGAGGAACTAGGAGCTAAATTTAGTATTGATACTTTTACTTTACCTCCTGATTATCTATACTTAGTTAATACATTAGCTAGAGTACATAGAAATGACGCTTGTACTAAAATAGATTATTTTTTAAATGAGCCTATACCTTTATTATTTTTTACTATTTCATTAGATACATTTGTTTGTAATAATAACTCTTCAATTGCAGATTCAATTATAATGTATGAAGATGCAAGCGATTTAACACAAGGATCAGCTATTGTATGGCAAAATAATAATAGTTATCAATTTCCACAGGATATAAATTCTGTTAGAGGAGATATACTAGATAACCCAGGAACAGGATTTACAATATACTGGGAACAGTTTGGAGAACTAAACTATCAAGGACAATTTATTGTAGTACCAGATCCAAATGTATTTCCTTGGTTAGAATGGGATGCCTCAGTAGGTACAGTAACAACTATAGTTAATGTAGAATCTGGAGGAACGCATTTACAAAGTAGAGATCCTTATTATTCAGCAGCTAATTTAAAAGAAAAAAGAGTATTAACTGAAGAGCCTGTAGAAGTTACAGTAAGCAGTAAATTTGTTCAACAAGATGACATATTTACATTACTAACAGACCCTTTTAATACAACCAAACACACAGGACCAATATACACAATACGTGGAAACACTATAGATGTATACACGAGTGATATATTTATAATAGACGCTTTGAAAATAACTTATATAAGAAAACCCTCTAAGATTTCATTATCTTTGGGGATTAGTTGTGAATTACCCGAACACTGTCATCAAGAGATAGTGGACATGACTGTGAGCAGCATACTTGAAGGGATCTCTGATCCAAGGTATCAAACTCACCAAATAGAGGTAAATAAAAATGAATAAATAATTTAAAAAATAAAAAAATGGCAAGACATTTAATTATTGGAGACGGTACGGCATTTGGTGTAACCAACGGGTTAGTAGATGACGGTGCAGTTTCTGTACAAAAATTAAGCGCATCTGGACCCACTGAGTTAGTTATTGGTGAGACTATTGTAGATGCTCCACAAATAAGAATAGTTGCAGGAGGACCTGACGGTTTAAATGTTGCAACTCCTTGGTTTTATGGTAAAGATGTAGTTGATTTTAGTGGTAAAGCATTTTCTGATGCAACAGCACAAACTTCTACTATTTTACCAGTTACTACTAACGCAGCAACAGCAAAAGAAATTGAAGTTAAATTTGTAAGATCAAGCGGTCCTAGAACATCAGAGTCTTTTAAGTTTAGCGTAACAATTGCTGCAAGTGCAAACGTTACAAACTCTGGAACTGCAATTCACGATGCTTTTGAAGCTTTAGATAATATACCAGACTGGTTAAATCCTTTAGCAGGAGATAACGGTTCAGGTACTGTTACTTTTTCAGGAGCAAAAAGAGGTGATACAGCTCAAAGTGGAAACACTTGGGACTATGAGCCTGTAGTATTTAAAGTTCTAGTTTCAATTAATCCAGAAACTACTCAGACTTACACAGTTACAAATCATGTAGTTGATGCAGACCCTGGGTACGGTGATGGATTCGCAGTAAGAGAATATGAAAAAAATCAACAAGGAACATCTCATGGATTCTATTTCAGAGGACACTTACCACAGCAACCTACTTTTATGTCAGCAACAGGTACGGATTATGACATGTACAACATTGTAGCAACTAAAGATGGATCTTCAAATTCTCAAATTCACGGAGTTGATAATTTAATAGAAATATCTATTGCTTTAAAAGAAGGCGATGCTGATAGTGCAGTTGTTGAGGCAAAATTAAACGGTTATTTTGCAGGAGTATTTCCAGCATTATCACTATAATTATTAACTTTTAAAAAAAATAGAATAAAATGGCAAATCCAAAATTAACAACAGCACACGCTAGATACGACTTTTCAGTTGACGGTGGTGCTGCAAGTACAATTGTACCGTCTAATTCAGCAATCATTCCTGATAACGCAGTTATCGTTAGATGTTATTCTGTAGTTACTACAGCAATGACTAGTGGTGGTTCTGCTACTCTTGCACTTTCTGCAGGAGGAGTAACATTAAAAGCTGCAACAGCTTTTGATAATGGAGCTTTTGATGATGAGGACGTAACAGAACACTCTGTTACAGACAAAACTACAAGTGGAACAGGTATACAATTTACAATTGCAACAGCAGCTTTAACTGCTGGTGTAGTTGATGTATATGTTGAATACTACTTACTAGCAGAGTCTGCATAAGCAGATTCTTTAATATAAGACTTATAGGGGGCATTAGTCCCCCTATATATCTTTTTCTAATTTTAAAACAAATAAACTATGGCTTTAACAGTTTCAGGATCTCCTACATGTGAGCAGGTCAACATAATTGCAGATTATTATAGCGCTAGTACAAGCGCTACTTTGACATTTGGTGTGGTAAATGCATCAGGAGCAAATGTATTAAATATAACTTCTCCAAACTTTACAGTAACAGCATCAAGTGGAGCTATTAGTTATCCTTTATTAGTTTCTGATTTATCTATAACTAATGGAATTGTTACTGTAATCTCCTATATTGATGGAGCAGAGCAAGACAGAAAATCTGTATTACTACCATGTGATATTGATTGCTGTTTAGCAAAATTAACCAATGAACTTATAGACTGTGCTTGTGATTGTGCAAAATGTTCTTCAACTTTAGCAAAAGCTCAAAAAATTATGTTATTACTAAAGTCTTCTGAATATTCACTAAAACAAGGAAATACTGTAGGCACAACATTACAAACAGGATATATACAAGACGCACATAATAAATATACTAAAGCAAGAGAGGTTTGTGACAATAGTTGCGGATGCGATTGCTAAACAAATAAAATATGTTTAAATTTCCAATATTTTACTATCCAGACGGAGATCAAGGAGGTGGTCAAGAAGAAAATGAAGAATACGGCGAAGAAAGAGAAAGTCAAGAACAAGAGCAAGACCAACAAGACTCTTCAGACTCAGGCGGTGGTTCTACTACTACTACTGGTACTGCTGTAAATTATGATACAGATACAGAGATACAAAGTGATACTCCAGACACTAGAGGAAAAGAAATAACAGGGGAAGGAGAAAAATATTTAAAAGTAAAAGAATATGTAGGGACAAAGTCTCAGCATCAGAGAAATATGATCTTTGGTGCACCTCCACCAACAGGATTACCTAAACACATACAAATAGTTGCAGGTCCACATGCACCAGGCGGTAGCTTAATAGGTCCTAAATTAAGGATTACGGTTAATAAAACTGTAACTATGCAAGATCCACTTACTGGAGTAATTTCTGTGGATCCAGCTTTTGATTCTGTTCAGTCTATTCAAGATATAACACCAAACAATTCAGGTGCTCCTTACTTTACAAACACCGGACAAGGTCCTGATATTATAGATATGTATGGGTTAGGAGTTCAATCTTTTCTATCATATCAAACAGGACAAGAGCAATACATAACTTCAAACACTGCTACAGATCAACTTTATATAGAATATGAAAATGACCATGTAGGAGGAGGTAGTTGTACTACTTTACCTTATTGTCCTTTTCAAAGAAAAATACAAGTAACATGGTCAAGCGGTGATACTAGAGTTTTTGAAATTATTTTACCAGGATGGTCACACGCAAATCTTGGTAATGGTAGTCCTAGTCATACTACATTTACTAATTCTGTAAGAACAGATGGATGTGAAGGAGACGGGACTACAGCACATGTACACACTTCACATTCACAAAATAATATAGGATATACTGGTAATCAGCACAATGATTACATGTATTTAGGATTTTTTAAAACAGTAAATGGTAATAATGTAGGATTGCCTAATACTTTTGAGTATAATCTTAGTTGGAATACTACTAAGTATTATGATTTTGATTTTGACTCTAATGGTAGTACTTTTAATTTTGGTGTCTTAGGTAATCAAGAAAATGATTTTGCAGGAGAACAATATTATAAAGGTATTGTAGCTAATATTGATTCAACACAAAATGTTGCTACTACTGGTAATGAAACTGCAGACATATGGTTTCCTAATAATATAGTTGGTAATTCTTATGACTATGCAGCAAGTCAGTTATTAAGTCAAGCACAAATAACTGGATTTGGTTTACCTCCTGCTTTTGATGGTGCAGGTGTTGGACTTAGATTTATGGATGTACATGTATATTCAGAAAAGACTCCAGACTGTACAGCAGTTCCACCAAGTCCAATAACATTTACTGTTTGTGATGATAGTAGCGCTTCAGATTATTATTTACTTACAGGAGTAGATTGTAGTAGTAATGATTTAACAGCTTTTGGAACTCCAGCAGTTAATTATTTAACAGGAGGTGGTGCAACATTTATATCACAAACACATCCAAATAATTGTTGTACAGATTGTAATGGTTTACAATTAAGTGTAACAAAAGTTGATCCAACAATACAAGGAGGTGATGACGGTATAATAGAAGTTACAGTTTTAGATGGAGGTTTTTCAGGAGCAACAGCAATTCCAGGACAACCTTACACTAATGGAGGAGTAGGAACAGCTACTGGAAATGAAACAGGTAATGGTAGATATGCATGGACAATAAGAGCAAACAGTTTAACAAAAATAGGAGGATTAGGAAGTACAGGAACAGCTAATGTAGTAGGGTACGGATATGCAACTCATCCATTAGGAGGTCAAGATTATGTTAATACATTTACACTTGGATTTCAAGAAGATTTAGCACAAGATGCAGTTACTACACCACAAAATGCAGCTTTTGCTAGTTTAGGTGTACTAAGCGTTACAATGGGTAGTACAACAACTAATGTAATACCTGCAAGTACTGTAAATGGTACAGTAAGTACAGGTTTAATTGCAGGATGTTATCAAATATATGTAAGAGATGAATCTCAAAACGGTGCAGGCTCTACAGTACCTTGTTTCAAAACAATGGAGGTTTGTTTAGATGATGGTGTAGGTATTGCAGGATGTACAGATAATAATGCAGGTACTAATTTTGGAGCAGCATTAAATTATCAATCTAATGCAGTAGTAGATGATGGCTCTTGTTTATATTGTAATGCAACTACTGGAGCTTTAATAGATTCATCTGGTAATCTTGCAAATGGAAATGGAGATATAGCAGCAGGTCAAATAAATTCTATTACAACAACTCCTACAATAAGAACAAATTCAGCTGATGGTATTATTAATATAGGTAATCTTCCAGCAACTACACAATTTCAACCTTTTATAAATGATGTTGTAGATGCTAATGGAATGTTTAATGGAGAATATACTATACAGTTTTATAATACTACTAGTAAAGTTTTTTGGGATGCAGCACAAAGCAGTTCAACAGCTAATGATTTAACAAACTTTAGCACAGTAGGTAATTTAATAAACAATGGACAAGGACAATGGCAAGGTAGTTTTACTACAACTAATGTAGGTGCAAATTTAAATTATGGTTATTATGCTGTAAAAATAGCAATTAATGATCCAGATGCTGCAGTAGAAGTAGAAGATTGTTTTCAAGTATTTTATTTTGTAATACCTATAAATGTATGTGTAGACTCAAGTGGTCAATTTGCAACAGCTATTACAAATACAAACTCACCTCCAGGCACATTAATAATACAACAGGCGGAAGATATTTTATGGTATTCTAACCCATCAATGTGTTCAATATTAAACAACTTTTGTTGTAATCCACCTCTATTAACAAACCCATCAGGAGTATGTGATGTTAATGAATTATTAGCAGAATTTTATTGTGATCCTGTACCATCGTTATTAAGTTTTGAGTTACAACATCAAGATCCTACTAGTAACGCTTTTGTTACAATAAATACAAATACTTATACACCTACTAATAGTGCTAGTTATAACTATACTTATACTCAAGGATCATCTATAACTGCTAACACTTTTACAGATGATGGTTTTTATAGAGTAATACTAACAAGCTCATACCCTAACTCTGCAGACTGTATACAAACAAGTTCTGTTGTACAAATTACATCTGCTATATTTGGATGTATGGATGCAACTGCACTAAATTACGATCCAACAGCTACATGTCCTGACACTTGTGTTTATTGTGTTTATGGATGTACTGATGATACAATGTCTAACTATAATCCTCTTGCTACTTGTGATGATGGTTCATGTATTCCATTTGTGTACGGATGTACAGATCCTTTAGCTTTAAATTATTATGCAGGAGCAAATATTGATGACGGTTCATGTCAATACGGAGTATTAGGATGCACAGATCCAACAGCTTATAATTACAATAAAAATTGTGCAGGTGTAACAGTAACTGCAACAGTAGATGATGGATGTTGTTTTTATCCATGTAGTCCAGCTAATCAAGGGCCTCCATCTACTTTTACAACAACGGATGCTACAGGAGGATGTCCAGCAGCTAATAATGATGGATCATTTACTATCACTGTGTTAATTATGAATACTGGAGCAATGGCAGGGCAAAGTAAAACAGTACAGTTTTTTGATAACTCTGGTAATTTACTTTACACAGATCCTACTACATATACTAATGCAAATAGTCCTAATCATCAATTTACTTCTACACTTTCTAATGTAGGTCCTGGAGTTTATTTAGCAGTTGTAACTGATAACTTTGGATGTGTAGAAAATATATATGGAACTGTAGGTAGTACTACAGCAAACTGTGGGTGTACAGATCCAAATGCATCTAACTACGACCCAACAGCAACTACAGACGACGGATCATGTTTATATCCAGGATGTATAGATCCTAATGCTTTAAACTATGATCCTAACGCATCAATAGACGATGGCTCGTGTGTATATCAAACAGTAGTAAACCCTTGTATTCCTGGAAATACTAATTCATTAATTAGTTTATTACAAGCATGTATAGCTAAGAATGGTTTTACGTATTATAACAAATTAGTTACAGGACAAGCAGATGATTGTTCTATAATGAATGCTTGGAAAGTTATTTTAATAGAATATCTAGTAAGTAAAAGAGGAACAAAGTGTATATACAATTGTGCAGATTCTGCAACTCCAAATGTATCTACAATTGGAACATGTGCTTCATTATGGACAACAGGAGGACCAGTAACAGGGCTTAATGATCAAGCGCATGCAGGATCTAGTATAGCAACAGGTGAAGGAACTACAATAACAGATCCTAGTTTATATTTTGTAGCATCAAATACTTTATATTTAGGAGATGTTATAAAAATGCCTAGTGGTCTTATCTATCAAGTAGTTCCACCAACAACTAGTATTAGTGGTGCAGGACACAATCCTGAAACAGCTCAAGGAGCAAAATCTGGTGCTTGGCAACAATGTGTACCAGGTCTACAAGTAACTTCGTTTCCAGACAGTGTAAATTATTTAGATAATTTTAATACATTTGTAGCTAAGTTCTGTGTAGACTGTAATATAGTAGATGAAAATGTGATTAGAAACGTAAAATCAACACCACCATCTAAAAGAGGTAGAAGTGGAAGATTAAGTATAGATGGTATTAACGGTTTAGAAATATAAAAAAATAATATGGCAAAAATAACAGACTTAGGAACTCTAGCAAAAACTTCAGTAGCAAGTACAGATTTTTTACTTGTAACAAGTAGTGCTACAGGACAATCTAAAAAATTAACAGTAGAAAGCCTATTTCCAGCTGTATCTACAGCAGGGAGTAGCAGTGAAACATTATATAATAGTGCAACACTAACAAATAAAAATCAAATAGCTTTTAAAGGTATAAAGAGTGGTGATACAGGTTTACTAACTGTAGGAACAACTTCTAGTAATCTTGTATTAACAGTATTAGAAGCTGGTATTGATCTTAGTTTATGTAACAATGCTACATCTGGATTTATAACTGGTGTAGATTTTTCCGGAACAGTTACAGGAGAATGTGGAGTAACAAACGGAGGTACTGGTTTATCTACAGTAGCAAAAGGATCTGTACTATATGCAAGTAACACAGATACAATAGCTGCATCAACTGCAATGTCTACAAATGGACAATTACTTATTGGTAATGCAACTAATGGTTATCCATCAGTAGCAACACTTACTGCAGGAACAGGTGTAACAATAACTAATGCTGCAGGAGCAATTACAATTGCAGCTTCAATAGCTAATGCAGAATCAAACATAGATATGCGTAATGCAGCAAATAGTACTACATACAACATAGATTTAGTTGGAGGTACAGCATTTATATCTGGAGATGGATCTGCAGAAGGTTTAACAGTAGACAATGACGGTAAAGTATTTATAGGACAATCAACTCCTACAGCAGCTTTTGCTGATAGTTTAAATATAAAAGGAGGAATTAGATTTACTAATACAGATGCTCCTACAATAAAACCAACAGCTACTACATCGAGTACAGCTGGACAAGCAGTAACAATTGAAGGTGGTAGTAGTGCAGGAGCGGCAGCTGGTGCTTTAAATTTAAAAGGAGGTACGGCATCAGGAAACGGAGCAGGTGGAAATGTAGTAATTTGTGCAGGTAGAGATACTTCTGGTTCTTCTGATGGTAATGTACAACTAAAAACTTACACAGGAGGTACAGAAACTGCAGGATTAACTGTTGCAGCAGAAGGACAAAATGTAACAGTTGATACAGGTAATTTAGTTATTACTCAAGCAGCTAAAGGTCTTGTACATACAGGCACAGGAACAGTTACACAAGCTTCAAATCACACAACAGGAGTTACAATTAATGCAACTTCTGGTAGAATAACATTAGCGGCATCAGCTTTAGCTGCAGCAACTAATGCAGAATTTACTGTAACGAATAGTACAGTAACTGCTAACTCAATTATTTTAATAACAGTGCAAGATGAGAATACAACTGATAATGCACAGTTAACTGCGTGTACGCACACAATAGCGAGTGGTAGTTTTAAAATATCGTTACATAATCCAGCGGCTACTGGAGCAACATCAGCCACAGCAAGTAAAATTCACTTTTTAGTGATTAATTAATTTATTAACCAAATTCATATAGACAATGAAAAAAATTAAAGCAAAAAATGGTGAGTGGGTAAATTTATCAAACCACCTACCAACATTAACAAAAGTAGAAGGTAAACAATTTGCAACAGCAGTTGCAAATAACATTTTAATACTAAGAAATTCTCTATCACATTTAGAGGGTATTTTAGTAGCTACTCCGGAGTTTGCAGAGTTAGCTGCAAAAATGAAACCTTACGAAAATAAAACGGATAAAAAATCTTTAGCAGCAGTTAAAAAACTGCAAAAAGATTATAAAGAAGTATTAGAAGCTAGACAAGCTCAAATTGACGAAGTTAATACAATATTAGCAGAAGAAGTTGAGATAGAAGTAGCACCTATTACTGAAGATATTTATCCTGATAATATAACAGCTGAACAAATAATAGGCTTACAAATACTTAGATAAATTGAAGAAAAAATTACTTACATTTATATTAATAGTTATTATAACTTCTTGTGTAGCACCAAAGAAGTGTTGTGGACAATTAGATCTTAAAAAAGCATTTAAGTTCTCAACTTTCTATGCATCTGTAAACGGAGGTACATCTTTATCAAATGAAGATGTATTCTCTGTTAATACAGGAATATTACAACAAGATGTTATTACTACACCTTATGATTATAATCTATCTTTAGGAGTTAGAAAAATAGCTAGGTTTGGTTACGAGAATAGAGCAAATACGTTTTATGATGGTACAGAAACTAGTTGGTCAGACGGTGCTAATGTAGGTAAAGTATCTGGTTTAGAATTTTTATTTGAAGCTAATTATAAAAGACAGCAAGGTGTAGACTACTTAGATCAGCACCACTTTATTAGATTTGTAGCAGATAATTATATTTTAAAAGGAGAATATTTAGAAGATGGTTTTGCAGATATTAAATACTTTGAGACATCTCAGAGATATAGATATAAAGCAGATAATAAACTATCTTTTAATGTTGGACTTGTACAAAGATTATCAGAGCCTTATGGATATGATCCTTTAGCAGATTGGATGTTAGATAATGGTAATTTACATTACACTTATTTAGCAATACAAGAAGGATATGCAATAGATGTATTTAATAGTGAATATAGAGATCCTCAAGGTAATATTGTTGCAACAAGTAAAGAAGTTTGGGAGGAAGTAGTAATCCCAAATGTATTATATGATTATTCAGAAAGAAAAAGAAACGAGCTAGAAAATACTATACAACACTCTGTAGTATTAGGATTTGATTTTTATTATTATAAGAAAAACTTTTGGACTCACAGTTGGGCTAACTTAATGCCATATCATTTAGATAACGGTATATATTCTTACGAGAAATATAACGACGGACAATGGTTAGACTATTCTGGAGGTTTAATATTTGGATATAAATACAATAAAAATCTTGGTACATTTATAGAAGGTAAATACAATAAGTATTGGAACAGAGAATGGTATGATTTTAAATTTGGAATTAATTATATAATATTTTAATGTACACATACGTAATAACACTAGATAGAGTTGTAGATGGAGATACTATAGATGCGATGATTGATCTAGGGTTTGATGTGCACGTTAAAAAAAGAATTAGATTTATGGGTATTAATACTCCTGAATCTAGAACTAGAGATTTAGAAGAAAAGAAAAGAGGTCTAGCTGCTAAAGCTAGAGTTGAGGAACTGTTAAATAAATGTTCTTGCATTACTTTAAAATCTCATGGCTCAGGTAAATTTGGTAGATGTTTGGGAGAACTTTTTATTGAATTAGAAAATGAAGCCGTAAACTTAAATCAATTATTAATTTCTGAAGGACATGCAACAGAGTACTTCGGAGGAAAACGTTAAAATATGAATTGGATAAATAGCTGGAATGCTGGAAACAAAAAAGAAAAATATGAAATAAATTTTAGATTAGGTACACTAACTATTCTTGAAATTGCATTTTGTCCTTGTGAAATGTGTGAAAACAACGAAGCAAGCTGTGCAAAATTTAGATTTATGGTATTTAATCTTGGATTTGAAATATAGTTGAATTATGGCAAAAGAACTAAGCGAAGATACAGCAGTACAACTAAGTCTAAAAACATTAGGAGGGGTAGCCTTCTTGATAGCTACCTTAGTTGGTATGTGGTTTACATTGCAAGCAGATATAAACGAAGCAAAGGAACTACCGGTTCCTCCACCACCTGATGTAACTAGAATGGAATTTGATATGAAAGATCAAATGATTCGTAATACAATTATAACTACACAGAAAGATGTAGAAGAAATAAAAACTACTCTTGAAAAAATAGAAGACAAACTATATAACAGATGAAAAAAATAGACATGTCAAAGGTTATTTATGTTTTAATGATGATAATAGTATTTACTATATCACAAGCTTTTGGTCAAATAGTAGTAACAGAATTTAATGCTGAGTGGAATGCTGCTAACAAAGTTGAATGGGTAGATAAATTATCTGATTGTGATATAGCAAAAGTTGATATTACAAAAGAAGTAGACTTACAGCAAAAACACAAAGTAGTTATAGTACCTACTATAATTATATTTAAAGACGGAGAAGAAATAAAAAGATACCAAGCAGATCTTAGTTTTAAGATGCTTGCAACAAGAAAAGAGATACAAAACTTTATTAATGACCAAATAATGTCAGATTTTTAAAATGAAAAAATTATTATTAATATTATTATTATTACCTTTTATAGGGTTAGGACAAAATACTTGGGTAAACTACCAAGTACAATATGATTTTTATGCACCAGCAGAATCACACTTTTTTATGGTATCTGATGCTAATGGTGATACAGCTATGTTTCATCAACCAACTACTCCTTATGAGTTTTTAGATACTACAATATTTATAAACTCTGGTAGTTACACAGTATCATTAATTGATAGTTTTGGTGATGGATGGATTTCTAATCAACCAGCATTTTTTAGAATGCGTAATTTATGTCAAGGATTAATAATAAACTGGGATCCAGTATTAGGTTCTTTTTATTTAAGAGACACTACTGTAAACATATTGCCTTGCGCACCACCAGTATATGGGTGTATGGACTCAAACGCTTTAAATTATGACCCGTTAGCTACAATAGATGACGGTAGTTGTACATATCCACCTTGTAATGGTATTATAAACGATACAGCTTGGCAGATGTGTTGGGGGTCACAAGCAGCTATATCATGGGAATGGGAAACTCCTAATAATACTAACTGCGCTGTAATAGAGTTACATTATGGATCTGCAAATGGTTACAATATAACAATACCTGGTTTTTGGCCTAGTGGTGGTTGGAGTAACTTTGCTATAGGTGCAGGACCTGGACAAATGCCACCTAATTGGAATGAAGAACATTATATGGTATTAGAGTTTGTTGATGGGACTTTATCAGACACAATGTTTTTTACACCTTATGCTTGTATACCAGGTTGTACAGATCCAACACAACAATCTTATAATCCTTGGGCTACAATAGATGATGGCTCATGTGCAGGTACTACATGTGATACTGCAACAGAGTATCAAATTACAATGGAGCTTACACTTGACAACTGGCCAAATGAAACTTCATGGATAATGAATAGTGGTGGTATAATAGATCAAGCACCACAAGGTACTTATAACTTTAATGATATAGGACAAACCTTTACTTACACTTTTTGTGTAGATCAAAATATAGGCTTTGAATTAATATTAAGTGATAGCTATGGTGATGGACTTGCTGGTTCTACATCTGGAGGATCATTAGATGGTAATGTAGTTATATATGATTGTAATGGTGATACTATATGGAGTTTACCTGATCCTAACTTTGGTAACGTAACTTATTCAGGACCACAAAATGGTGTGCCTTGTAATACAACACCAGATATATATGGGTGTACAGATGATGATTATGTAGAATATGTTGATAGCGCAAACGTAGACGATGGTAGTTGTTTAACATTACACACTTACGGTTGTACTGATTCTGCAGCATTTAACTATAATCCAAACGCTACAATTATGGACTTAGTGCCTGATTGTAATTACACGTTAATATTAGAAGATGACGCAGGTGATGGTTGGGGTAACTCATACTTAGGAGTATCACAAGGACAAATGTTATGGAACTTTACAATGGGACCTGGTGCTTATGCTGATACATTTAATTTAATATTAGACTCAGATCAGCCTGTAACAATATATTACTTTGAAATAGGTGGACCACAAACACCACCTGAAGAAGTACAATTCCAAACATGGCATAACTCTTTTAAACTTATAAATGCTAATGGTATTGTATTATTAGAAGAAGGCACTAATCCTTTTGCTAATAATGGTCAAGGTGCTTTACAAGAATTTGATAGTCCTTTCTGGCATACTTATTCTGCAGTACCTTATTGTGGTAATTACTGTATACCTACTATATTAGGTTGTATGGACAGTACAGCTTTTAACTATGCAGATTCTGCTAACACAGATGACGGATCTTGTATACCTGTAATATTAGGATGTACTAATCCACTTGCATTTAACTACGACGCATTTGCAAATGTAGATGATAGTAGCTGTGTCACTACAATTGTAGGTTGTATGGATTCATTAGCATTTAATTACAATCCTTTTGCAAACGTTAATGATCCAGCATCATGTGTACCTGTTATATATGGTTGTATGGATGACACTATGTTTAACTACAACCCAGCAGCAAATACACCTGACACATGTATACCAGTAGTATTTGGATGTACAGATGCATTAGCATTTAACTATGATAGTTTAGCTAACACTAATAATAACTCTTGTATACCATTTATATATGGTTGTACAAATCCTGCGGCATTAAATTATGATCCGCTAGCAAATACTGATGATTCAACATGTATAGGTGTAGTATATGGGTGTACTGATCCTACAATGTGGAATTATAATCAATTAGCTAATACAGACAATGGATCCTGTATTCCTTTTATCTATGGATGTACAGACTCAACTATGTTTAACTATGATCCTTTGGCTAATACAGATAACAATACTTGCATACCTTTTATATACGGATGCACTAACCCTATAGCTTTAAACTTTGATCAGAATGCTAATACAGATGATTTTAGTTGCATACTTCCTATATACGGTTGTATGGATAGCACTGCATTTAATTATGATCCTTTAGCTAATGTAGATAATGGTAGTTGTGTACCAGTAATCTTAGGATGTACAAACCCAATAGCATTAAATTATGACCCTAATGCTAACACTGACGATTTTAGTTGTATATTACCAATCTACGGATGTACAGACAGCACAATGTTTAATTACGATCCGTTAGCAAATGTAGACAATGGCACATGTATACCATACATATATGGATGTACTAATCCAGTAGCACTTAATTATGACCCAAATGCAAACACAGATGACTTCTCTTGTATATTACCTATATACGGTTGTACAGATAGTACTATGTTTAATTATAACCCACTAGCAAATGTTGATAACGGAAGTTGTATTCCTTTTATATACGGTTGTACTAATCCTAATAGTATCAACTATGATCCAATGGCTAATACTGAGGATTTTAGCTGCATTCCTTTTATTTATGGGTGCACTGATTCTACAGCTCTTAATTATGACTCATTGGCTAACACAGATAATGGCTCATGTATTACAGCGATTGAAGGATGCATGGATGCAAATGCTTTTAACTATGATGCGTTTGCTAATGTAAATGATTCTGCATCTTGTTTATACGATGCACAATGTATTACAGGTCCAGGTAATCCTTACTGGTTAAACGATCCTTGTTATGCTTGGGTAATAGATGTAGATGAATATTGTTGTAATAATGCATGGGACAATATATGTCAATTAACATACGATCATTGTAATGATAATTGGTCAGGACCTCTACCTAAAAGAACAGACGCAAAATTAATAGGAGTTACAGATTTATTAGGTAAGCCTGTAAATAAAATTAAAAATCAGCTTTTATTATATATGTATGATGATGGAAGCGTAAACAGAAAAATAATAATTAAAAAATAAATAAAAATTATGGCAACATTAATATCAAAATTAACTTTATCTAGTTCAAATGCTACAAGCGATACGCTAAATGTTACTGTTACAGATACTTTAAATGTAGGAGAGCCTTCAGTTAGTTTATCTAGAATATCATTAGTAGGTGATGCTTCAGCAACTTCAATACTTTCAGCAAGTAATTCAACTACTACTTATGTATATGTAAAAAATACTGATGCTACAAATCATATAAAACTATATACAGGAGCAGATGAATTATTTGGAATAATTTGGCCAGGACAATTTTCTTTCTTTGCAATAATAGACGGTGAAGGATTAAAGTGTCAAGCAAATACTGGAAACTGTATTATTGAATACGGATATTGGACTAAAGCATAGATATGAAACTACAAGTATTAAGGTTTAGCAGTGAATCAGATTCAACTAATGGCTTATTACTAGATGTTACAGATGGTGTAAATTTTCTTGCATATACTTTAGAAGATGAATATAGAAAACACAAGAGAAGTAAAGAAACAAGAATACCTGCTGGAACATATGAAATAAAATTAAGAAATGAAGGGGGATTCCACCAAAGGTATAGTAAGAAATATTCTAGTATCCATAGGGGTATGCTGCATATTATTGATGTACCTGGTTTTGAGTACATTCTCATTCATGTTGGCAATTCTGATGAGCATACTGCAGGCTGTTTACTTGTGGGTGATAGTCAAGAAAATAACCAAATAAATAAAAATGGTTTTATAGGAAGCTCGGGTAATGCTTACAAAAGAATATACCCTTTAATAGCAAAAGCAATAGAAAAAGAAAAAGTAACAATACAATATATAGACTTAGATTAAAATGGCAAAGTGGATTAAACAACAGAAGTTAACAAACAACATTTATACAGCGGATGCAAACTTTGTACACTCACAAGGTGTGCCTGCTGCACAATGGGTTATTACTCACAACTTAGGTAAAAAAACCTCAGTAACAGTTGTTGACTCTGCAGACCAAGTCGTAATAGGTCAAATTACTTATAATAGTGTTAACCAGGTTACATTAGACTTTCAAGGTTCTTTCTCAGGGAAAGCATACTTTAATTAAAAAATAATAATAAACATAAAAAAATAAAAAAATGGCAGAAGTAAAATTTATAGCGGATATTAACCTAAATAATAATCAGCTTACAAACGTTAAACTTCAAAATTTAACATCCGATCCTTCTGGTTTAGCTGGTGAAGGACAAATATATTATCATAGCAATGATAATTTAATAAAGTTTCACACAGGTTCAGACAACTGGGTATCTCTCTCATCAGCTTCTGGTGATATAACAGGTGTTACAGCCGGTAACGGTTTAACTGGTGGTGGTACTTCAGGTGGAGTTAGTTTAGCTGTAGGTGCTGGTGACGGTATAACAGTTAACTCAGGTGACGTAGCTGTAACAGCTGCACAAACAACTATAACATCCGTATTAAACGCTAGTTTAGTTATTGGTAGAGATGCTGATAATGACATTGATTTTGGAACTGATAACAACATAATTTTTAGAGCAGGTGCTGCAGATCAAATAGTTTTAAAAGACGGAGTGTTAGAGCCTGTAACTGATGATGATGTTGACTTAGGTTCAAGCTCAAAACAATTTAAAAACGGTTATTTTGATGGAACATTAGAAGCTGATGTTTTATCTATTAATGGCACCGCCGTAACAAGTACAGCTGCAGAGCTCAATATTCTAGACGGAGTAACGGCTACTGCTTCAGAACTGAATATTATGGACGGCGTGACTTCAACTACTGCAGAATTAAATATTCTTGATGGTGTAACATCAACTGCAGCAGAGTTAAATATATTAGACGGTGTAACTAGTACGGCAGCAGAATTAAACATACTTGATGGCGTAACGTCTACTACTGCTGAATTAAATGTGTTAGATGGTATAACAGCAGTTGTAGGTGAATTAAACGCTTTAGACTTAGGAAGTACCGCTGTTGGTACTGCAATCGCAAGTAAAGCAGTAATATTAGATTCAAGCAAAGATTACACAGGAATAAGAAATCTTACAATAGCTGGCTTATTAACTGGTAGTGGTAGAATTATAGTTGATGATACAACTGATGCTACAAGTACAACAGACGGATCTTTACAAACAGATGGTGGTTTATCTGTAGCAAAAGACGCTGTAATTGGTGATGACTTAATCATGTTATCTGATTCAGCTCAAATAGCTTTTGGTGCTAACAAAGAAGTATTATTAAAACATGAGCATAATTCAGGTTTAGTATTACAACACTCAGCAACAGCTGACGGTGCTGGAACAACACTTACATTACAATCGGCAGAAGCTGCTTTAACGGCTAATGAAGAAATTGCTGCAATACAGTTTGATCCATCAGATTCAGATGGTACTGACGGTACAGCTATATCTGCTAGAATTGCTGCAATTGCTGAAGGAACTTTTTCTGCAAGTAACAACGCTACAAGACTTGAGTTTCAATTAGGTGAATCTGAAGCTGCTAGTACAGACACAGTTAAAATGACTTTATCATCTGCAGGTTTACTTACTATTACTGATGATCTTGTTATTAAAAATGGTGGTACAATTGGAGCTGCAAATGATACTGATTTACTTACAATGGGTAATGGTATATTAACTGTTGCTGGTGAAGTATCTATGACAACTCTAGATATTGGTGGTACTAATGTATCAGCAACTGCTGCGGAACTAAACATATTAGATGGTGTAACTGCAACAGCTAGTGAATTAAATATTATGGATGGCGTTACATCCACAACAGCTGAGTTAAACATCCTGGATGGTGTTACCGCAACGGCAGCTGAGCTAAATGTGCTTGACGGTATTACTGCTGTAGTTGGTGAACTTAACGCTCTTGATATTGGTAGTACAGCTGTAGGAACAGCAGTAGCAAGTAAGGCTGTTATACTAGACTCTAATAAAGATTATACAGGTATAAGAAACCTTACGATTACTGGTAACTTATCGGTAACTGGTACTACTACTACGGTTAATACAGTAACAATGAATGCGGAAAATGCTATAGTATTTGAAGGTGCTACTGCTGATTCACACGAAACTACTTTAACCATTGTAGATCCAACTGCAGATCACACATATAAATTACCTGATCTTGGCAGCACTAATGACGAAGGATATATTGCTGCTTTTGCTGCAGACCCTGGCACAAGTCCACTTATAACATCTACACCTACAGAACTTAACTTGTTAGACGGAGTTACATCTACAACGGCTGAATTAAATATTTTAGATGGAGTAACTTCTACTGCGGCTGAACTTAATATACTAGATGGTGTTACTTCAACAACTGCGGAACTTAATATACTTGACGGGGTTACTGCAACTGCATCTGAGTTGAATATAATGGATGGAGTGACTGCTACTACAGCAGAGCTTAACATTATGGATGGTGTAACAGCTACCGCTGCAGAAATTAATTTAATAGACGGTGGTACTTCAAGAGGTACTACAGCTGTATCTAACGGTGACGGTTTCTTACATAATGATGGTGGTACAATGCGTATGACTAACGTTAGTAAACTAGCTGATTTAATGGCTGGTACTAACATATCTGCTTCAAATTCTGTATTATCTGTAGCTAATGCTGCTGCTGATACTAAAGGTGTTGTTGAGCTTGCTACAACTGCAGAAGCTTTAGCTGGTTCTGATACATCAAGAGCTGTTACACCTGCTGGTTTAGCAGCTAGAAGTTTTAAAGCTACAATTGGTGATGGTAGTGATTTAGATATAACTATTCAACATGATTTAGGAACAAGAGATGTTATTGTACAATGTTATGACGCAAGTTCTTATGAAACTGTTTATGCACAAGTAGTTAGAACAGATGCAAACAATGTTACAATTGACACTAATACAGCTATTGCATCTAATGATGTTATAGTATTAATAACTAAAGTAGATTAATAACTAAATAGTATTAAATGGGGGGAACTCATAAAATATTTGCAGATATTGATGTTGACGGTGAGGTACAAGGTACTTCGCTAGACATTAACGGTAATGGTGATATATCTGGTGTTTTAACACAAGGTGATCATATTGAAATAGCTTCTGCTAAAAGAATAAGATGGGGAGCTGGAGACGCTATGATTGCAGAAGGTATATCTGAAAATTATGCTTTAGAGTTTTCAACATATAACGGTAGTTCTATGACAGAAGCTTTAAGGTTGAGTGGTGATAACTCTGCAACTTTTACAGGTAATATAGCTGTAGGCGGTACAGTACTTGGTACATCTGCTAAGTTTGGTAGAGACGCAGACAATCTTATAGATTTTGCAACTACAGATAATCAAATAAGATTTAGAGTTAACGGAGGTGACGAAGCTAATATGACTAACGCTTTTTTCTATCCTCACTCTAACGATGGTATGGCACTTGGTCAAGCGGCTACCGCATGGTCTGACCTTTTCTTAGCATCAGGCGGTGTTATTGGGTTTAATAATGGTGATATGCTTATTACGCACTCTAGTAATAAATTAAGTATTAGTGGAGGAACTACATCTATTAACGCTCTTGAACTTGGCCAAACTGATCACGTAATAGAAGATGGTTCTAATATTTTAGATGAAAACGATAATACAATGATGAGTTTTGCTAGTGGTGTAGCTAATATTACTGGTAACGCGGCTACAGCCACAGCTTTAACATCTGGTAATAAATCTATTAGTGGTGACTTAACTGTTAGTGGTAAAGTAACTACTACTGAAATAGAAGGTAGTAGTATACTATTAGATTCTGCTGGAGATATTGAATTAAACTGTGATGGAGCAGATGTAATTTTAAAAGATGCTACTACTGAATTTGGTAGATTTAAAAACGACAGTACTGATTTTGTAATAAAATCTGCTGTTAGTAACAAGGACATGATATTTAAAGGAGTTGATGGTGGTTCAGCTATAACAGCTCTTACTTTAGATATGTCTGAAGCTGGTAAAGCAACATTTAATAATGACGTTGTAGCTTTCTCTGATAGAAAATTAAAAGACAATATAGAAACTTTAGATGGTAAAAAAGTTTTAGATATGAGAGGTGTTAGTTTTACTAGAAAAGATACAGGATTAGCTAGTTCTGGAGTTATAGCCCAAGAAATACAAGAGGTAGCTCCTGAGCTTGTTAACGAAACAAACGGTACATTAGGAGTATCGTATGGTAATTTAGTTGGTTATTTAATTGAAGCTATTAAAGATCAACAAAAACAAATTGATGAATTAAAAGAAATGTGCAATGGCTGTTCCAAGTAGTGGTGCTTTAAGTTTAGCTGGTATTAGAGCTGAGTTAGCTACTAATACTTACGACGCTACTGCTACAACACAGTCTAGTTTAAAAGGATGTTCTGAAGGAAGTGTAGCAACTATTAATACAGCTAACAGTGCTAGTAATAGACCTGACGGTAGTACACCACATTCAATGGCTGAATTTTATTCTTACGATCACGATCTTAGTTCTTTTACTGATGATATAAGTTTTGATTTTGATGGAGCTAATGACTATTTACACTTCCAATCAGGTAATTTTGGAACTGATTTAGAAGCTACAGGATCTGTTAGTATGTGGGTTAAGCTAGATTCAATGTCTGCTAATGGATTTTTGTGGCAAATAAAAGCAGAAGAAGGTACTGATAATCAAATTATATTATTATGGAATAATGCTGCAGGTGTAATAAGAGGTAACGTTAAGTTTGGTGGAACTACAAATGTAGTTGATTCTGGTAGTGGTTTAGAAAATGATGGTAATTGGCATCATGTTGCAATGACATGGAACTCTGGCTCTAAAACAGCTAGTCAAAACTATGTTAGATTATATATAGATGGATCAGAAACAGATAACGATGCTATAGGTAACACTTGGTCAGATGAAAGTGGTCACGCTGGTTTTATTATTGGTAGAAACGATATACAAAGTAATGCCTATTTTAATGGACATATGAACGATATAGCTTTCTTTAGTGATGTATTAACTTCTTCTGAAGTTTCAACTATATATAATTCAGGATCACCAAAAGACGAAGAGGCACACTCTGGTTTAATAGCTTATTATACTATGGAAAATTATAGTGATAATGATACCACATTAGCTGATGACTCTGGTAATAGCAAAACACTAACAATAAACAATAGTACAAATATAGACAGTACAGACACACCGTAATATGGCAAGAAAATACGTAATACTAGAAAGTGATGAGTTAAGCAGTGTAGATTTTTCTGATGTACAAGAAACATCTGCAGATACATTAAGGTGGAATAATAACAAGACAAGGACTTTTGTAAAGTATGAAGGATATAAACCATTGTGTTTATACGGTAAACTTACTTATAGCTACAATCAAATGTTAACACTGTTAAATGATGTAGATGGTGAGTGGTATATAGAAGATACAACATCAGAATGAAACTAAAAGAATATATACATAAAAATTTAACAGGTAATACCGCTCAAACTTTATTTAAGAATGATAAAAATAAAGATATTTCTATAACAGGTATGACGTTATCTAATGTACATGCTACTGATACTGTTTATGTAGATTTATTTTTAAGAGAAAAATTATATATACGTCAAAATCCTATAAAAAATTGGGACTTAAATACTAATACTTATAGAGATTATTACATAATGAAAAAAATAGAAATTACAAATGAAAATACTTTAATATTAGAACCAAGAGAAGTTGACTATGACTCAAGAAAGTATGACCTAATGGTACAACTATCTTCTGCAGATAGTAAAGTAGATTTAATGATGAACTTTAGAAAAGAATACTAATGGAAATATTTAAAGATAATAATAACTGGAATGAAAAATCAATAATAGGAGCTGTAGCATTTATAATAATGTGTATGGTTATGGTGTTAGATTTATTAACAGGATGGCTAGGCAGAGACTTAGCAATTAATGAGTTTGTGTATGACTCTTTTGTATTAGTAGTACTAGGATGTTTTGGTATAGCTGGACTAGAAAAATTTGCTAAGAAATAATGGGAGTTCTAGGAAAAATATTTAGTGCAGGTGCTGGTAAACTAGTAGAGAATGTAGGAGGAGTATTAGATAATCTAACTACAACCAAAGAAGAAAAACTAGAAGCACAAAGAAAAATAAAAGAAATAATAGCTAACTATGAGGTAGAGATGGAAAAGAATGTTACTGATAGATGGAATGCTGATATGAACAGTGACTCATGGTTAAGTAAGAATGTAAGACCTATGGTTTTAATATTTTTAGTAGTATGTACAGTATTACTTATATTTATTGACGCAGGTCATTTAAAATTTAATGTAAAAGAATCATATGTAGATCTTTTACAGATAGTTCTAATAACAGTGATTGGTGCCTACTTTGGTGGAAGGTCACTAGAAAAAAGAAAAAAATAATGACATTAAACGAAATAGCTTATAACTTGCTAAATTTAGTAAGGGGTGGTAGATCTAACCATGATGAGCACATATCTTTAGATCAAATTAAATTTAACATTAAGCACTACAGAGCAATGTTTATTAGAAGAGACTATGAAAGAAATGGTTTTGTTAGTAGACATGTAGAACAAGATCTTGGTTGTATAAAACTACAAAGAGTAGATGCAACTAAATGTTGTTCTTTACCCTCAGAGTGTATTGTGTCTAGAGGTGAGGATCTTATACCTAAGACTATTAGATATAATAGGCAAGAAGCTATTACATATGTAGGAGATGTTACAGGAACTGGGACCATACCTATGGTTGATTCTAGCGCAGTACAATGGTTACCTTTTGATAAGTATACAAATAAAAAATATAAAGCTTACATGATAGAAGATTATATGTATATTTATAATGCAGAAGGATTAGAGTACATTAACGTTAGAGGAGTATTTGAAGATCCAGAAGCTGTAGCTAAATTTGCAAACTGTGATCAAGGAAATAAATGTTATGATGACAGTACTACAGATTTTCCAATTCCTATGGATATGTTAAACACAATTAATAAAGGCATCTTAAGCGGTGAGTTATCATTATTAGCTAGCACTAAGAGTGATACTACAAATGATCGTATGCAGGATGTAGCACAAGTACAAACTAAAAATTAAATAATTAAATAAAATGAGCAAAGGAACACATAAAACAAAAGACGGTAGAACAGCCAAAAAAGGTTTATACTACTATATGAATCGTGCTAAAAAAAGAGGCACGTCAAAACCTGGTAAAGGTACAGTAACTGACGAAGCTTTAGCAAGATCTAAGAAGACTGCTAAAAAAGCAATGATGGGAGGTAAAAAAGAAATGATGTATAAAGAAGGAGGTAAGTTTCCTGATATGAATAATGATGACAAAATTACTCAGGCAGATATATATCTAAGAAAAAAAGAAAAAGGTACTATAGCAAAGAAAGGAGGTGCTAAGAAAAAGAAAGCAATGATGTACAAGAAAGGAGGAATGAAGCAACAAGCTGCTATTGCAATCAAAATGAAAGAAGAAGGTAAAATGCCTAAAGATAAAATGGGTATGGGAGGTAAGAAGAAAATGATGAAAGATGGCGGTAAGAAAAAAATGTACGGAGGTATGATGAAAAAGAAAAAGATGATGGGAGGTAAGAAAAAGATGATGTACGAAACAGGAGGATTTCTTGAGCCAGGTATTCCAAATCTTGACGATTGTTGTAACTAGTGAGTTACACTCTTAAACATATTTACAAAGACTATCAAGATTGTTATACCGATGATCTTGATAAGTCTTTACATACAAATATTATACAAGAGTTTAATATTATGATTATGGATTATATTCTAGAAGGAAAGGAATTTAATATGGGTAATAACCTTTCTACACTGTCTATTATAAGACGAGATAGAGATCCTAGATCACCAAGATTAGATTGGGGGGAAAGTAACAAGTATAAAAAAGAACTCCTAGAAGAAGGTCAATTGTTATATAACTCGGAAACGGGTGAAGGAGTAAAGTGGCATATCTATCATACTGATGAATATTACTGCAAGTACTATTGGAGGAAAGGTAAGTGCAAGGTACCAAACAAATCAGTATATAGATTTGACACTACACGAGGAGTAAAAGGAAATAAAGAAAAGCTAATACGTTTATTAAAAGAAGACGATTTAGCATACTTAAAATTTAAAAAACATTAGATATGGCAACACCATTATGGCAGAGAAAAGCAGGTAAGAGCCCTACAGGTGGTTTGACTCCAGCAGGTTCTAAGAGCGCTGGTGTAAAGAGACCTGTTACATCTAAGAATCCTAAAGGTAAAGCAAAGAAAAGAAAGAAGTCTTTTTGTGCTAGAATGAGAGGTATGCGTAAAAGACAAAAGCCTAGTAACAATACAGGTAAAGATAGATTAAGCTTATCACTAAAGAAGTGGAGATGTAGAGATGGAGGTGTTTGTGGACCTACAAGATATGACACAGGAGGATTTTTACAACCACCTATACAAGATATATTTGAATAAATAAAACAACAACATGGCAGTATATAAAACAAAGTCTAGTAAGACAATCATAAGAAAAATCTTTAGGGATCTAAAGCCACAAGATGATAATTGGATTGATGATGCTATTGAATGGATAGGTGAAGCGTTAGAGCATATAGGTGCAGCTTCTCAACTATTACAAAAACAATGTGTATTAACTGTAGCAAATCATAAAGTATTACTGCCTACAGATTTATATTACATTAATCAAGTAGCTATAAACAACTCAGTAGATCCAGTATCTTCTAAAGAGTTAGATACATTAATAGATAAAGTAAAAGAACTAAAAGATGAGATAGCCGATGCACAAGCAAACGGTTTAGAATACTCAAGCACAACATCTGTATTAAATGAAATTAATTCTAGAATTGTTGTGTTAGAAAATATATATTTTAAAAATAGTAACAACATGCAACCACTACAATATGGAGCAAGTAACTTCCATAGAAGTATGCATTGTGATGACTGTGTAAATGAAAATGTACACTATGAAGATACATATATAGTAGACAATGATTACATAAAAACATCATTTGAGAGTGGTAAGATATGTTTAAGTTACATGGCTTTTCCTACAGACGAAGACTGCTTTCCTTTAGTACCAGACGATATAAGCTACTCTGAAGCATTATTCTGGTATATATACAAAAAGATTTTATTATCTAAACCAGACTTTAAAGACAACGGAATAAACTATGTAACTGCAGAACAACAGTGGAAGTACTACTGTACACAAGCTAGGAACGCTGCAAACTATCCTGATATTGATAGGTATGAGTCTTACATGAATCAGTGGGTAAGAATGATACCTAACATAAACAGACATGATGTAGGATTTGAACAATTAAATAACAGAGAGGATTTACATAGAAGCTAATGGATAAACGATTTATAAAAGGATTATTTAAAGACACTGCGCATATTGACCAACCGGAAGGTACTTGGAGATATGCTAAGAATGCTATTATCAATAATAAGAAAGGATCTCTTTCTAATGAAGGAGGTACAGAGCTTGCTGGACATTTAGGGAACAACCCTACAACAGGAGCACAGAATGATAAAGTTATTGGTAAAATAGAAGTTAATGATAATAAGGTAGTTCTTTTTGTAATCGATGTTGTTAATACTGTAAACCCTAGAAGTGAAATAGGTATATGGGAAGATAATACTTATACTATATTATATAATCCAGATGTAGTAGCTACAGGTATAGATTTAAATTTTAGAGAAACACATCCAATACAAGGTACATTTAAAATAGATTCTAAAGGAGATTTAGTCGTATACTTTACAGATGATTTAAATCCACCTAGAGCATTTAATGTAGATAGACAAATACGTGAGAGTGCAGGTGTTGTAGAACATTTGTATGGATTTATACCTAACGATATAGAAATATTAAATTTATTTCCACACGCAGGATCTGTACCGCATATAGAACTAGATGATCTTATCACACACCAAGCCTCTATTCTAGAAGGCGGAGGCTTACTAACAGCTGTATACTACTTAGCATTAGGATATGTTGATGATGATTTTGTATCTACAAACTTTGTAACAGTATCAAATCCTATATCTATTGTAGACGAATTTGATTTTACTATACCAACAACTAAAAAAGATGGAGCTAAAGAAGGTAGTCAGACAACTAAAGCTATTAAATGGCTTGTAAGTAATTTAAACTCAGATTATAAATTTTTAAAAGCAGTTGTTATTAGAAAAATGGGAGATGCTACTGAGGCATTTAAACTTCCAGACTTAGATATTACAGCAAGTAGTACTAAGGAAGTAGTGTTTACTGGAATTGAAGGAACTAGCCCTGCATCGGTAGAAGATGTAATTATAGATACTATTTCTTATGCTACAGCTAAAACAGTACAACAATTAGATAATGTTCTTTATTTAGGTAATACAACAAGTGATGTAGATTTAGATTATCAAAAGTATGCTAACAATATTAAACTACGTTCTACAACTAAACGTATAGAAAATTTTGATGAAATGTATGCTACAGTAGATAATTTAGAAACTGGGTTTTTAAACAAACCTGTAAATAAATTTAATGGAAATGTACAAACTGTAGACTCTACAAAATCATACAGATACGCTCCTAATATATTTAAGTATAAAGGATACATGAGAGATGAGGTATATGCTTTTTATATAGCATTTATCCTTAAAGATGGTAGCACATCATATGCATATCATATTCCAGGAAGAGAAGTTATAGGTACAGAAAATTCAACAGCATTCAATGGAGCAGGCCCTTTATATGGAGATCTACAAGAAATAAATCCTGAGTATGCAAAAGAGTTTCATTTTATAGATAGCTCTTCAGCATTAGGAGCAAAAAAAATGAACTTTTGGCAAAACGCTACAGAAAAATATCCTAATACAGATGACTACCAAGTATGGGATGAAACAGGAAATACAGGTAATGACTTAAAAGGTAAGAACATTAGACATCATCATTTTCCTTCAAACAGAAACCCAAGTAGAACAACAATTGTTGATACAAATTGTAGTGCAGCTCAATCAGAAGGTATAGCTTTTAATACAACTACTTACAATAATTTAGAACTAATATTTTATAACCGCAGTGAGACTGAATGGGAAGTTAAGGATGGCACTTGGGATTATACTCGTTTTTATACTGACTTAAATACACACCCAGACTCTGGTCTTTTATGGGATGGAACACATTTTACAGCTACACAACCTATGGATGTAGAAGTTAGATGGTTTGTGCAATATCATCAAACCGGAGGATTTTGGAGTGGTGTAGGAGATGTAACTACGCAGTTAAGAAAAATAATAAACGGTACAGATGATTTAGTAAACGAAGATATAATTGAAGATATGGACTTTGAAATTACTGGCTGTAGTGGTTGTAGTGATTTAGCTGTTAATAGTCAATTAACTTCAACTGTTGGTAATAGTCCTTCTGATCAAGCAGGTTTAGATTATGATATAACTACAGGATCAGATTTAGAATATACAAATGCTATACATTTAGAACCTGGAGATAAGTTATATCTTAGACATCAAAGAGACGAGTCTAATGATAAAGTATATCAAGCAAAAGAAAGTCAACAAAAAGTAGATATAACTGATGATGATTGTCCAAATCATGAAACAATGATTCAATTTAGAATTACATCTAGTCAATTACAAATGGATCCTACATGGTTACATGATGCTAAAATAAGTCATGATGTAGATGTTTTAGGTTTTGAATTAAGTGATATTAAAATACCTGAAAGTATAAGAGAAAAAATACAAGGCTTTAGAGTTTATTATGCAAACAGAGATCATGCAGATAAAACAATATTAGGACAAGCTCCTATATTACCTATGAAAAAACTTGTATCTCAAATAGGTATATGTAAAGAAGCTAGTTCAGGGGGTAATGCAGATAGGATTTTAGAGACTTTACAAAACGCTCCTGAAGAATTTTGGTCAGCAGATCCTTCTACAGATACATATTATAATTATGCTAAGTATGATTTGTTTGAAGAAAACAATACAGGAGTTAATCTTAGAACAGATGAGTATGGATATAAAGTATTTAACTTTCCAGCTTTTGATTTACTTAGAACAAATAAAAGTATCTCTTCAGCTACTCATATTAATATAGAGTATATAACTAGAAACTTAGTATTTAATGGGCCAACTATAGAGCAAGATAAAAAAATGATGTCTTTTGTAAAAGAAGATAATAATAGTACTCCGCCTCTTAAAACTGTTGATCAAGAATGGGGATATGATACTGAGTTTAATTGTTATCCTAAAGATGTAAACAGCTCAATACATATAGGACATGTTTATGATAGACCTCATGCACCTACAATGCCTAGAATGATAGGACAAAAAGCAAAAACATATGTTCCAGGTGACACTATATTTGATGCTAGAAGTTTAGGTTTTGGTGGTAAAATATTTAATGAGTTTGGTGAGTCTGGATTAGCTATTGGATTAAAAGACAAACATGAATTAAGTGCTTATAAAGCTAGAATGGAACCTCTTAATGATGCTGGTCATCCTAACTGGGTTGGTAATAATTTTGGTTATTTTAACTACACACACAATGCTACTCCAAGTATATTAGTCAATCCTGTAGATTCTAATGGTGATTGGGATAGTACTTTCTATGATGGTTCTAATAGAAGTAAATCATATATAGCTAACTTAAAAGCTTTTAAAACTGATGTGTATAAATCTATTGATAGTCAAGACTTAGTATGGACAGGGTTTGAAGTACTAGGAGATGATTTAGATTATTTTACAATTGGTAATCAATTAGCTCATTATGATACACAACAATTAGGTACAGTTAATGGTTTTGATCATGAGGGTATATTTGGAGGAGATACATACATATGTAGATATGGAATATCTAGTGCTATTACACCTAATGATAGAAACAGAGAGTCTAATCCAGGCAGAGCTATACATTATCATATTGTAGAAAGTCAAGATAATATTAATTTTAGACACACACAAGATGATGATAGTATTTACTTTCCAAGTACACCAGCTAAAAATGTTTTAAAAACAGTAGGAATAAAAGATATAGTTAGCACTGATAATCTAAGATATAATGACAATTATTCTGAATTAAATGGTTTACGATCAGCTTTTCCTTTACCATTAACTGATACTATACAAACTAATTTTCCAACAAGAACACACAGAAGTGCTAAGGCAGATACTACTAGCTTAATAGATAACTATAGAATATTTTTAGCAAATCAATTTAAAGACCTGCCTAAGAACAGAGGAGATCTTTGGGTATTATCATCTTTTAATAACCTATTATATTTCCATATGCAAGAAAGTTTATTTGCAGCTAAAGGTAAACAGTCTTTACAAATGAAAGATGGTAGTGAATCTTTTGTGGGTAGTGGAGATATATTCCAACAAGAGCCAGATGAATTAGTACAAACAGCTGGAGGATATGCAGGTACTAGCTCACAATGGGCAGCGCTAACAACACGTTATGGATATTTCTTTATAGATAAAAATTCTCGTAAGGTCTTTTTAATGGGACAACAACTACAAGAGATAAGTGCTAATGGTATGGAAACATGGTTTAAAGATAATCTTAAGTTTGAATTAGAAGATTATGGTCTTACAACTGAGTATGATAATCCTATACTAGGATTAGGATTTAGTTCTATATGGGATCCTAAACAAAGAAGAATACTATTAACTAAAAGAGAGTTTTCTCCTACAACTACATTTACAACTAATTATCCTTCTGCAATATCATATGATGATACAGAGGGTAAATATAAAAACACAACAACTAACAGATTTATAGAATGGGATGATGCAACTTATTTTACACCTAGTGGTTGGACTATATCGTATACACCAGAAGCAAACACTTGGACTAGTTTCCATGATTATATACCTTATATTTATTTTAATACTTCTACAGATTTTTATTCATTAACTGATAAATATCCTAGACCTGTATCTGCTTCTGTTAGCGGTACAGCATTTGGTAATGCAGGTATATGGAAACATAACTCAGAAACAAACAGAGGTATATTATATCAAGACGGAACAAGAAGTAATATAGATCACTATTTATTTGAGGTAGAGTTTATACATAATGAACTTAAAACTAGTGATACTTTAATTTCTAATTTAAGTTATACATTAGAAACATTTAATCAAAATAATATAAGTGTGTTAGAGCATGGATTTACAGATTTCTTTATGTATAATACATTACAGATGTCAGGAACTACAGAGTTAGAATATATGATAAATACTAGAAGAGTTGGTAATAGCTGGACTATTAATCAATTTAGAGATATGGCAGCACTATCTACTAATACAAATACATATTACATGTCATCAAATACTAACTTGTTAGGAGGGACTAACACAGGAACTGTAACAAGTTCTTCCACAGAAAACATGTTTAATGTTGATGGAATGAGTGAAACTATAAACGATGCTTTTATAGATTTAAATAAAACATGGGATAAACAAAAGAAGTTTACAGATAAGTGGGTAGGAATTAGACTAATATGTGACAATAAACAAAATAATTTATTAAATTTGTATTCTACGTCTGTAGGTGCAAGAAAGGTACACAGATAATATGGCAAAAAAATCAAAGAAAAAGCTTCGTAAAAAAAGTAAATACGTAACAGGTGGGTCTATGTATAGTACTAATACTATACCTGCTGGTTATGGTCCTGGTAATACAACAAATATAGTAGCAGAAGAAAGTGATCCAAATGCAGTAAAGATAAAAGAAGAAGCTTTTGCCGCAGAACAAGAAAGATTAAATACTCTTGCTAATACTGCTTCAGAAAAAATTGCACAAGACCAAGAGATGGCAGCGCAAAACATAGAGATAGCAGCTGCTCAAAGTGAAGGACAAGCAGACGCTGCAGTAGGCCTTGCAAGACAAGTAGGAGATAAATTTGTAAAACCACAAAATAGAACTAACCCTTTTACACCTGCAGTGCAAGCTTTTAAAGCAACTAAAGCTGTAAACTTAGCAGCAAAAGCTCAACGAGGTGTTACAGCAGGAGTGCAAACAGCCAAACAAGCAGCACAAGGTGCTAAGGCGTTACAGCTAGCTAGCCAAACTTCTAAAATACCTGTTGGAGTAGCTGCACCACAAACTGTTAGCAGCTTAGCACAAGGAGCTAAAGGAGCAAGTGCAATAGGAGCAGGATTAAAAAACTTTGCTACATCTGGTGCAGGTATAGGAACGATAGCATCTTTAGCTGGTGCAGGAATTAGTAGAGCGGCAGATGATAAGGATGCTACTACAATGACCTTTGGTGAAGGAACAGGTAAAGTATTGTCTGGTATTGGAACAGGATTAGGTACCGCAGCATTAGCTGGTATGGCTTTAGGTAGTGCAGTTCCATTAGTAGGTAATGTAGTAGGAGCTGCAGCAGGAGCAATATATGGATTAACAAAAGGGCTTATAGCAAGAAATAAAGCAAGGCGAGAAAAAGCAAAAGCAGACAGAGCAGAACAAAAGTTTGTAAAAGAAACAAATAAAGATGTAACAAGTAGATTTGGAGCTCAAGCATCAAATGTAAGAGCACAAAGACTAAGGAGTAAAACATTCTCTGGGTATAATCAAGGTGTTAACACAACAGTAAAGATGGGAGGTTTAAGACTAGGAATGCCGAGATATTAAAAATATAATACAATGAAAGAAACTATACTAAAAAGATTAAAAAAATATAACATGGGGGGAATGCCAACTATGCCTGTTCAACCAATGCCAGAAATGCTTGAGAACATGACAGGTCCTACCGGTCCTGCGTATCCTACTCTAGAACCTGGAGTTATAGCAGGAAATGCACCTAATCCTATAAGTTCTTTAATGAATTTAGGAAAAACTATTTATAATAACAGACAAACTATTTCAAATATTTTTACACCAAAAAAAGGAGTGGATACAAGTATATTCGCAGGTAAACTGCAAATGGGAGGAGTAGAACCATTACCAGGAGGTGTGGTAGCACCTATACCAGGAAGTGATGCTGTAGAGTTTATGGGTAATAAACATAATGAGTCAGGTATGGGATCAGATAGCGGTATTATGGTAGATCAGCAAACAGAAGTAGAGGATGGAGAAACTATGGACCAGGTTAGTATGAAACATGGTGGTAAACGTGATTATTTCTTTTCTTCTTATCTAAAGAAAGGAGGTAAGTCATATGCTGATATGCATAAAAACATTTTAGCAATGGGCGGTAGTCAAGAAGATATAAATATGCTAGCTAGAATGCAAGAGAAAGCTGCAGGTAGAGATCCTAATCAAGTAGCTAAACTAGGAGGTGTAGTACAGTATGATACAGGAGGTGTAAATATTAATTTAGATGCGATTATGGATCAGTATCCTACTTACAGTGAAGAGATATATAATCCAAATATCTTAACAGAACAATTACCACAGTATCAAAATCAAATGGAGTTAAGAGAACAAAGGAGACCTCCTATAGCAGAACAAAGAAGAAGAATGTTTAGAAACTTACAAACTTTTATTGATAGAGGACAAACTCTTTCACCAGAACAACAAGGACAATATAATGAATTATCTAGTGATCCTTTTGTTACTTCTCCAGAGCTTGTAAAATTAGAGCCAATAACAATTGATGGATTACAACGTGATAATTATTTTCAAAGTTCAATAAAACCACCACCTCCACCAGTAACAAGCGTAGAGATGCCTGAAACAGAAATAACTTTACCTAAAATGTCTGAAGAAGAAATAGCTTTAGCAAACAGTGATGCAGACACATATGATTCATACTTAGCTAGAATAGAAATGTCAGGAGAACTTCCAAATGATAGAATAGGATTATTTAAAAGAGGTATACTAAGTGAAGAGCAGTTTAATAAAAGAAAAGAAAGAGAACAAAACAGACTAGCTAGAAAATTAAATCCAGGTATGCCGCTTGAAGCTAAGATAGCAGCTGGAGTGCAATTGTTACCTGCTATAACTGCTGCATTTACAAAACCAGAAGAACTAACACAGTATGATTATGAGCCAGGTTTTACATCTCCTATAATGGCTGACAGAGTTAAAGGTCAAAAATTTGATGCTCCTACACAAGATGCAGCTAGAGCGTCGTTAGCTCGTGCTTACCAAGGACAACAAGAAAACATTGATACAGCAGGATTAGGACCTGGAAGTCAAAGTAATAGACAAGCTTTATTTGCTAAGAAGATAGAAGGTTTAGACAAGATAGGAGCAAGAGAAGCTGCGGATAAACTAAAAGCAGAGACAATGACTAAACAAAGTCAGTTTAAAGCAGATGCAATGAATGCTGCAAATGAATTAAAAGCTGCAACTATAAATGCACAGATGATACAAAAAGAAGCAATGAGAAAACAAGCTGTGGATGCTGCTAATACACAAATGGCAAATCAAGCAGAAATTGATAAGATACAAAAAAGACTTAATATTGTTACTAATCTATCACAAAGTATTGCAGGAATAGGAGGAGATTTAATGGCATATAAATCACAGGAAAGACTAGCAAAAGCTATGGGATCTGATGGTATATACCAGAGAGATATAATGTCTAGATATTTAAAGAGTCAAAATCCTAACATGAGTGATGATGAAATTAATAAACTTACTTTAGAAACACTAAAAAAACTAGCAAGCTAATGGCAAAATATCAACTACCACAATATCAATCAGTATACAGAGACACAGGATCTGTGCAGGTTAATCAGTTAAAGAGACAAATGTTTTTAGAGAACATGAAAGCAGATGATGCATTGTCAACTTCTGTTATGAACATGGATGCTTTAGATAAAGACAAAGAACAAATGAATAGTCTTGCAGAAGTTTACAATAATAATATATCAGAGAGAGCAGCTAGAAAAGACTATGAAAACCTAGGAATGACTATTCATACAGACGCTATGAACTTTATTAAAGACTATACTCCTATTAAAAAGAGTAAAGATTTATATACTGCATATGAAAAGATGTTATCAGAAAGAGTAGCTAAAGGTGATATAACTGATTCAATAAAACAAAGAAAGTTAGCGCAGTCTTTATCTAAATATAAAGGTATACAGAAAAGTGCAACAGGAGTTATTGATGGAGACTCATATTTTAAAGGAGCAAATGTTACTGCATTTGTAGATGTTAATGCTGAGATTCAAAAAGCAATGAAAGATGTAATACCAAGAGAAAAAGGGATTAAAGGATTTGAATTAAGAGATGGTGATTTTGATGTATTCCTTTCTTCTAGAACTATGACTGGAGATCCAAAGGCAGATGGAGCTGTTTGGAAAATTAAGCAAGGAGAAAAAATAGTAGAGGTACCAGACTATGTAGTAGAGAGTGTAACTAAGGATATTTTACGTAGACAAGATGTAGCAGGTTTTATAAATCAAGAAGCAGATCTTAATACTTATATGTTTAGTCAAGAAGAAGCTACAGAAAAAATAAATGAATCTATTGTAAAAATAGATGAGATGATTGCTAAAATACCTAGTTTAGAAAAACTTACGGCTGACGAGAAAAAAGAAGCAATTAAATCTCAAAAAGAACTAAAAGAAAGTATTTTAGAAAAACAAAAGACTATGAATAGTGTAGATCTTTTAAAATCTATGACTCGTAATGATTTAAACAATCAGTATATGAAGTCTGCTACAAATAAGTATGTATATAGCAATGTATTTGTTGACAAAGATATTTCAGTAATAGATAAAGAGGGAGTTGGATCATCACAAAATAATGATCAAGTAATTCTATCAGGAGAAGTTAGTGATTCTTTAACTGCTGAAGTATTAGGAGGTAAGACTTTAAAATCTAAGAGAGCATTCCAGCTTGAATCTCAAAACTATTTAGATGAAAGAACTAGTCAGTTTGGAACTGAATTTAATAATGATATGTTAAATGCTAATACAGAAGCAGATATAAATGCATTAGCTGCAAAGTATAATTTAGTTCCTCAAGATATATTAGCTCAATCTAAACAAGTTAAGAGACATCAAGATAATGTAGATTTAATGGAGATTCAACTAGAGGATGCAATAAAAAACGCAACAGGAGGTCAAAGTAAAGAAGAATATGACGCAGAAGTTAGTGATACTTATGCTACTAAAACAAATCCAAGATATAAGCAAACAGAAAGATTCCCTACAGATGTTGATGGTAATATGTTGCTTAAGGCTTTACAACTTCCTATACATACAATAGGTATGGTGGCTGATTCAAATACTGGGGAAATAATAAATAGAGGTACTGACAATCAAGCTATTTTACCAGCTGATGCAACAGTTAAAGATGCAATGGATTGGTTAAGAGATAATGTTTCAGAACAAGATAACATGTCAACTAGTCAAGGTATACTAAAAGGACATCCAATGCAAAAAACTTTAATGCAAGCTTTAGTTCAAGCAAATGGAATAGAACTAAAAGGTGAAACAACTGTAGCTATTCGTTATAAAAACAATGCTTTATCTGCATTAGCAGATGATAACGGTATGGTTTCTAGCGAGTATTTATCTTTAGGTGAAAGTTATTTGAGGTTACTTGAAATGTACAATAAAGACCAAAATAAAACTGAAAAGAAAATAGAAGAGCATTTAAATACTCAACAAATTAAATTTGATAATACTATAGCTACAAGCTTTGGAGATAAGACTGAAGAAACTAGAAAAGAAATAAGAGAAACTATAGCTAAGGGTATTCCTGGAGACTTTATAACTTATACTGATGGAAGTAATGAAGGTATAAAGTGGGATGATGCAATGAAAGCAGATTATGAAGGAAAAGACTTTGAAATAGTTCCAGAATTATCAGGATTATCAAACATATCTATGATGGATGGAACTCCTCTTATGGCTATAGCTGTTAAAAGTGAAGGTAAAATTAAAATGTACAATATAAATGCTAAGCAGATTGGTATGCCTTCAGTAGATGAATATACTGCATCAACCGGTTATAAGGTACGAGCCGTATATGCTAGAGGTGAGTGGGCAAATGTAGATGAATGGTCTCCTAAACTATTTAGCTACGAAGAACAAATTGATCCAGAAGACGCGTCAAAAGGTACACAAGAAGTTCAAGGTGTAATGTTTAAATACAATAGTGATCCAGAATTTCCTGTACACATAAGACAAAAAGATGGCACATATAAACGTATGAGTGAAAAAGCAGGATTAGAATACATTGAAAAATTTGTAGAAGAGAAAGGAATACAAAACTATATATATTAATGGGCATACCTATAACAATAAATAGCGGAACTAATTTACAAGAGCCTACATCTTCTAGTGGAGGTATAAATTTATACTATGATCCAGACATAGCTAAAAAACCTTTAGACAGAATCTCTAGAATAGATCCGTATGATACTATAAACTTTACAAATATATACACAGATGATTTGTCTAAGTATGAGAAATACGATGTACCTACAACTAGATTTTTTAATTGGGATGATCAAAGAGCAAAAAATCAAAGCACAGGAGAAAAGTGGTTAAATGGTTTAAGTAAAGGATTAGTTACAACTGCAGGAGCTGTAGTAGAAAACACACTTGGTGTAATAGCAGGATTAGGTGAAATGGCATTTGGCTCTGGGTATTACTATGATAATTTTATAGGGCAAAGTATAGACAAAGCTAATGATTGGATGCGTGATGCTATGCCTAATTATAGAACACAAGCAGAGATGGATATGACTACAGGTCAAAAACTAGGTACTGCTAACTTTTGGGCAGATACAGTATTAAATGGTGTAGGATATAGTATAGGGTCTATTGCTACTATGTGGTTAACAGGAGGCACAGGGCTTATCATGAGAACTGCAGGGGCAGTAGGCAAAGCACAAAGAGCTAAAAATATATATGATGTATCAAAAGCTATTACAACTGGTACAAAACTAGCAGACAAAACTTTTAAAGCTAGTAGAGCGCAAGGATTACTTAATTCTGCTAACATGTTAGAAATGGGATTATATATGTCATTAGCAGAAGCTTCAGTAGAAGCAAGAGAAGCACAAAAATCAGCGTATGATGCATTAATAGAAAAAGAATTAGAAGACAGAAATCTAGAAAGAGAGTTTGAATTAGGAGATGAAGTACGTGCTGATATATTAAATGCTTCTTATGCTGCAGGTAATGCAGATTTCCTAGCACAATTACCAGTATTAGCTGGTACAAACCTATTTATGTTTGGTAAACAAGTAGCAGGATTTAACACTGCAAGAAAACTAAGACCAGACGTAGCTTTTGATAATGCTACTAAAAAAGTTGTAAATACAATAGGAGAAAGAGGTCTTTTTAGAACAGGTTTGAGCAGATTAAAACCTTTTGCACAAGGATCTTTAACAGAAGCATTTCAAGAAGGATGGCAGTTTGCGTCTAAAACAGGAGCAATAGATTATCATACAGATAAATATTTTAATGGAGGAGCTGCAGATATGAGTGAATCTATATTACATGGAATTAATGAAACGTTTGGAACACAAGAAGGTTTAGAGTCAATGCTAGTTGGAGCAATTGTAGGGGGAGGTGTTTCTGGAGTACAGAGCGCTATACAAAAACCATATGCACAAAGACAAAAGAATGCTAAGTATTTAACTGATTTACTAAATGGAGGGTTTTTAAGAAACGCTGCTAATAAAGGAATGACATCAAATGCTATGACACTTGCTTTAGTGCAAATGGAACAAGCAAGAGAAAGCGGTGATATAAAAGCTTTCAAAGATGCACAAAACAAACTTATAATGTACAATGCATTTGAAGCTTTACAAAATGGAGGCTTTGATGTATTTATGGAAAAGCTAGACGATGCTGCATCTTTAGAGGACTCAGAATTTGCAAAAGCTTTTGGGTATGATACTGAACAATCTATACAAAAACAAACAGGTAAATCAAAACAACAAATAATAGATAATGCTAAAAAGAAGTATCAAAGTTTTAAAGAAACATATGATAGTATAAACGAAGCTTATCCGCCAGCAGATAGAAAAACCGGTCTTCCTAGAATGAGAATGACAGAAGAAGAAAGAAAAGCTGAAGAAGCTGTTTATCAAGGAAGAGAAGCACTACGTGCACAGCTTATACTAGGTATGGGTAGCATAAAGAATAGAAACAGTAGATTAAAAAGCATACATGATAATATGCAAGCTTTGTTAGATAGCACAGTTAATCTAAATAATGGAAGTGTTCTAAAAGATATTTTAGCTTTACCACAATTTGGTGGAGAAAATATTTTAGAGTATAGTGCTGCAGAAGAGCAAGAAAATACTCGAAAAAGACTAAATGAAGTACTACAAGTTCTTGTAAAAAATAATGTAGACCCTGTAAAGATAGCAGACTTTAAAAAGCAAGCTCAAGATTATTTATCATTGCTAAGAGAAAATCAAGAAACTGTTGAAGCTCATATAAAACTTAGCTCAGATACTTTTGCTCAAGAACAATTTAAAGATGAAGTAGCAAAGAATGTAGAAGCTGCAAAGAAAAAAGCAAAAGATTCTAAAGATAAAAAGAATGTTGAGGAAGCTAAAACTAGTGAAGATATAAAAAATAATGTAAAAGATGCTGAAGGAGAAACAAAAGCAGATGCAGAGCAAAAGTTCCAAGATTTAAAACGTCAAGAAAAAGAAGCAGAAGATAAATACTTATCTAAAGATAAAGACTTACCTGCAAAAAATAGACTTAGATTACTTAAAGCAATAGACACATCTAATCTTAGTGACACAGAAAGAGTGGGACTAGTCAACGCTATAGAAAAATTAGAAAAGTTAGAAAAACAACAAGCAGAAAAAGAAACACCTATAGGAGAAGATCCAGATGCTCAAACTATAGCTGACATATTAGAACAAGAAGAAACACAAGAAGAGGAAGAAGTGGATGCAGTACAGCAAGAACCTGAGCCTGCAAAAAGAGAAGTTGTAATTACAGATACTAGTCAACTAGAAATATTTGACGATGTTAGTGTGGAGAATGATAACAACGAAACTCCTGTGTTGGGGCTAGAATTAGCAGTAGATCCTACTATATGGGTAAGTGATAAGAAGGTAGGTGTAAATGAAAACGGTGTGCCTGATGGTTCTACAGGAGATACTGTAAATGGTAAGCCTATAATTATTAGTCAAGAGCCTTTATTAGGAGAGACAGAAGGAACCGAGGTAGAGTTTGTAATAATAGAAAATGATTTCTTTGTAGAAAATCATAAAGGTAAACCAACAGAAATTGAACAAACGCCTATTTATGTAAAGATAGGAGATACAATAGTAGGTAAACTACAAGCTAATAAGAGTGATGAGAGAAAGGCACTAGTACAAAAAATAAGAGAGACTGAAGGACAAGTAGAGATTGAACGTATACAAAACGAGGAATTACGGGGAATGACAGATAGGTATAATAGTGAAACAGAAAGTAAAGGATCTCCTTTCTATGGAAAAGAAAAGGTTACTTACGAAGAAATGGAAAAATTATATGCAGATGTTCTTGATAGAATTAGAAAAAAAGCTAATGCTAATAAAATACTTCGTAGTAAAGGTAGAAAGACAATAACAGCTCAAGAAGTAATAGATGATATAGTGCAAAACTATATTAATAATACTCCTTTACAATCTATGCCTATAGGAAATCCTGGATTATTCTTACTAAAAGAATATATTAGAGAACAAATTGACGGAACAGCATTATTAGGAAAAAAAGTAACTACAAAAATATCAAAAGTAGTTGCTAATAATTATAATAATGCTGTGCTTTCAGAAGCATCAAACACTAGTTACTTTTTTAATATAAAAGATGTAATAGGTAATGGTAAGACTGAGAATGTATTATTAGCATTTACTGCAGGTACTCCTGGAGAAACAGATGTTGTACAATGGGAAGTATCACCTGTTAGTGATGAAAAGAATCAATCAGATTTACCTAAGATACAAAGAGAAGCGCAACGTGAACAAGCAGAAGGAAGAATAGATCAAGTAGCTGTAGTTGTAAGACCGGAGAATGTGCCTGGAGGAAAAGCAAGAATATATATAACAAGTACAGCTAACTTATCTGAAGACGCACAACAAAAAGTAATTGATTTAGTATTAGAAAAAAACTATGATGCAGCTAAAGAAATTGTAGCAGCTAGTCAACAAAGAAGAGGTAATGATAATCCTAGCTTTTTAGAGTTTAACACTTTTGAAAATGGCGATAAATACATAGTATACTACAGTCCTAAACTTAGAAAGCTTATACGTATTAATGAAACAGAAATGACAAAAGCTCTAAGTAATCCTGAGAATAAAGCTTTCTTTGATATTGTTAGTATACAAGATGAGATGTATACAAATAAAGGTAAAAGAAATACTACAGATTTAAAATTTAACTTAGGAGAAGATTTTAATTTGTTTTTAAGTAATAAAAAATATCATGTAGATAAACAACTTGCTAATAGTACAGAAGAATACTTTAGTCCTGTAGATCCTCAAAGAAGATATGATAACTACCAAGAGTATTTATTTAGTCCTGCAGAGGTTGGAGACAGGGTAGAAGGTACGGGACATTATTCTATACTTAGTATTGACGCTGTTAAGATAGGTGAAAGTTTATTTAACAATCCTAAAGTTACATTTGAAAGAGGTAATGTAATAGGAGAAACAAAACAAGAAGTTGTAGATAAAACAGATTTAACATCTATGAAAAAACAAGTAGAAGTAAGTGCTGTAGACAAAGCTCCAAAAGGTTTTAAAGATAAATTTAACAAAAAGAATTGTAAATAATGAGTTGTAGAATAGAAAATGGTAGAGCCATATTACCTAATGGTAAAGATTCAAAACTTTTAAAAGGCCTAAGAGATGCTGTAGGATCTAATACAGAAGCAGAAGCTCTATACGAAAGTATATACGGAGAAGAGTTTAAAAAATTCTATGGGTTTGATTTTGAAAAAGAAGGCATAACACAAGTAGAAAGATTTGCTAATAACCTAGATGAAAACAATGAGCCTAGACTGTTTGCTGGTATAGGTATATATGAGTTTATAAATAACAAATTAAAAAGTTTTCCTGTTGCTCTATCAGATAAACAACAAAACAAAATACTAGATTTAAATAGAACAGAGGCAGAAAATGCAGAGATACAATCAGAACTTATAAATACTCTTATAGGATTTACAAACAACTTAAAAATAAAAGCAGGTGTTGATAATGCTGATATTATATTTAATACACTAAAAGATAAAACTTTATTAGCAGCATTTAACAATACTATAGATATTGAAAAAGCTAAAGAGTTATTTAGAACTCTTAACATGGGTGAGAATGGTTATGATAACTTTGTAAAAAAGATAGAAGAAGAAAACATAAGTTTAGCACCTATGTTTGATGTGTTTATTAGTGCTTATGATCAATGGGAATCTACACAAGATGCGCTAGGTAATATACAAACTATAGGCGTTAGAGATATACTAAAAGACAGCTTCTCTAGATATAACATGAGGCTAAGAGACGGCTATTCTTTACTAGAGGAGATAGATGATGAGTATATAAGAATATATAATAACTCTAGGCTAGAAGACAATCCGCAAAATAAACTATCATCAAAAGCAAAAGCTATTATAAGTAACATTGTAGTAGGTGAAAATAGTTTAGGGTATCCTGAGACATTACCTACAGATAGAGTCTATGCTATTATAGCAGAAGCAGCTGTAGGTCAACCAGACTTTGATGCAATGATTTCTAAACTAGATTATTACTCAGAGTATAAACCTGAAGTAAAAGAGATTGTAAATAAATTACTAGCATTAAAGCCTGGAGAGAAAGCAGCTATCTTCTCTGCTTTTAAAAATACATATAAAAAGTTTTTACTATTTAAACAAGAAGCAACTGATGGTGGATTTAGAAATGTAATTATAAATTCTAATCAAAGCAATGTAGCTATAAAAACTAGAAGAGACTTTAGAGATAATGCTGTACAATACACAATTGAGAATCCTAGAGCTGTGTATATATCAGATAAAGATAAAATATCTGTAAAACCTGAAAAAGTAAAACGTATTAGAAAAGCATGGGATATTGTAAAAAAAGCGCAAGGGCAAGCAGAATGGACTGATCAACAATTAGATGCTTTAGGTGTATATCTATGGGAACTAGGTATGAATTATGGTCCTACACTAGAAAGCACACAAGAAAACATAAAAAAGTACTATACAAAGGGTAATGAATCTAGAATAAAAGAAGGAGATTTATTATCAAGGTTTGTATTTGAGCCTAATAAGAACTTTGAAAAACTAATACTAAGTTTAGAAAATAACCCTAGTGATAATTTTCATGACGCAGAAGGAAGTATAGTACAAAAGATTGCAGACATTGCTATACTATTTGATAGTAAGCCTTTTGGAACTTTTATTAGCGGTACAAATAAACAGTACTATCCTGTAAATTTACCAACAGCACTAGATGAACTAACAGAACTATTTAATGACCCTAATCAAGTCTTTGAATTAAAACAGTTTGTAAAAAGCTTAGGAGAAGATCCGTTGTTTAACCCTGGACAAACTAAATACAAGTCTATATTGTTAAGAGCACTTACTAGTAGTAAAGGTAATGCAAGAGAAAACTTTATAGCATACATATTAGATTCTTATAAATCTGCTACCCAAGATGCTGTAGATTACAATTCTCAAAACGATAAGACATCTCTAAAAGAAAGATTAATAGGTTATATAAACAGAGATAGTAAGTACTCTTTATCTGCAATACATATTCAAGCAGATCGTAGACAAATGGGATTTGTGCAAGTGCCTAAAATGTCTGAACTGTCTTCTTTTGGTATTACATTAAGTAGACAAGAAATAATAGAAGGGTTAATAATACAAGACTTATCTAGAATAAATCAAGCAAGAAAACTTATAAGAAGTAAAGATGAGTCTAAGTTTATAGAAGGCTATCATTACAAGCCAGGGTCTAGTAAATATGCAATGGACGGATCAGTATTTACAATGACACAAATCTATGGACTTGAAGATACAGATTTAGGAGGAGAGTATATGTCTGATTTAGTAGAAGACTTTGTAGCAGGAGTACCAAATGATTTATTTACTAAACTATTAGGAGAAAAAGTATCACAAGTAGAACAAATGCTAGAAAAGTTTGAAGAAGAATTACAAACTGAGTTAGTACAGTTTGATATAAAATTAATTAAAGATGTAAGTTCTAATTTAGATACTGATGCTAAAAAATTAAAGTTTGTTAAAGACTTTGTTTTTAATGAATTTGTAAATAGAATAGAAGTTACAAAGCTATTACGTAGTGGATACTCTTTTGCAAAGGACTCTGCAGATTTTTACAAACGTATGGGACTTGTAAATACACCTGGAACTAAATTAGCTATACAAGGATTTGATCAAAACGATACGCAATATGGTATGATGCCACAGTATAATGGATTAGTAATAAAAGATTTTGATTATTCCGATAAAGATAGATCAGACCAAGTTGTAAAAAATCTAATAGCTAACGGACTAGATCCAAAAATAGCTGGTTTATATTTAACTACAAACAAATCAGATGCACAATCTTTTATTAGTGTAGATATGTACCGCGGGATCATGCAAGGTATGGGTAACTGGACACAAGAAGATGAAAATGCATATAAAGTATATTTACAAGGAGGTGGTTATAATAGACCGGTTGTTCCTCTAAAGCCATATCATGAACAAACAAATGTAAAGAATGGACTTAGTACTATGCATATGGATAAGAACTCCTATACTGTAGTTACACCAGAGCTAGCTGCAGACTTTCCGTATTTACAAAACATGCTTGATGCAATGCGTAATGACAATATACATGTAGTGCACACAGAAAGCGCAACAAAAGGAGCTAGGTCTAATGTGCAAGACTTTCAAGCTACAGGTGTTCTTGATGTTAGTAATCCTACAGTATATGATTCTACTAAACTTAGGTTTCCACAGATGATACCTGTAGATGAAAAAAATACTATAACATTTAATAGACAACTTAGAAAGAACATAACTACAAATGTTATAAGAGACGGTCAGTATACTATTGATGGTAAAACAATGTCTGGCGCTGAGGTACAAAAACTACATGATGAATCTATAGCAGGAAATATAAAACAAGACACAGAAAGAATAGAAAAAGAGTTAGGAATAACTAAAGTAAACAGAATAAAAAATAAAGAATCTGTAGAACATAAAGAAGCTAAGTTAGCGCATTTAAAAGCTCTTAGATCTAGAATAGAAAAAGAAATTGCTGAGAGAGACCTACCGCAAAACTATTTAGATGGATTAGATATTATACCTAATGGTCCATTTGATTACAAATTTAGAGTACCACTAAGTTTCCCAAACTTTGCAGCTAGATTTGAAACAATTGTAGCAGGTATATTTAACAAAGAAATATATAAACAAAAACTAAAAGGACAAGAAGCGGTACAGATAGCAGAACTAGGAGGCCATAGTGTTAGTGGAGAGTTAAGAATGTATGATGGACAAAATGGAGGAGCAGAAGTTAGAATAAAAGCTAGTACTCTTGGATTTACAGCAGAAGAAATAGAAGGTAAAACCGCTGCAGACTTTGCAGGAGATCCTAGATTAGAGTTTATAGGTTATCGTATACCGCAACAAGGTAAGAGTTCTTCTATGGTGTTTAGAGTTGTTGACTTTTTACCTGAGTCTCATGAAAAAGCTATTATGGTTCCTGGGGCTCTAACAATACAACAAGGTAGTGACTTTGATATAGATAAGTTAAATCTTATATTCAAAGAAGTAGGTGAACTTAATGAAAGGCAAAAAAGAAATAATAATATATATGAAGTATATAAAGGAATTATACTAGATCCAAAACACTTGACAGAAGTTATGACCCCTGTTGCTAACGAAGAGTTAAAAGACTTAGCTAGAATTGTTGGTGATGTAGATGCTAGTGTAAATTATAACAACCCGCTGACTGAACTTAAGATGGAAAATAGACAGAAGATGGGTATAGCTGGTAGAGGATTGCATTCTAATATTATTAAAGGTAGAAACACAGCAGAAAAACTAGGAATTTTATCAGTAAGATCTGACTTTGCTCCTGTTATAGAAGGAAATCCTATGATGTTTATACAAACAAATGATTTAAAAGGTAACTTTACAGACGCTAATATATCACAATACCTATCAGCTGCAGTAGATGCGGCAAAAGCTCCTATACAAATAGATATAAACGATAATAAATACACTATACCTGTAACCGGTCTTTTATTAAGTGTAGGTGTTCCAATAGAAACCGTGGTATACTTTTTATCACAGCCTAGTATTAAACAGTTAATAAAAGAAGCAGAGCTAAATGATGTAGGAGAAAATAAATTAGTAGAAAAAATTGATACAAAAGAAGGTGTAAAAAATATGACTCTTGCACAATTAAAAGAGGGATCTATACCACAAGAAGAGATACTAAGAAACTTTGCTATATTCCATAGAGCTGGTAAACAAATGCAAAGAGTATATAAGATAATTACTCCAGGTGATATAGATAATGTAAATGAATTATCTGCTATAAATGCATGGATAGATGAAGAAACTTTCTTTTTATATAATCAAGACAGTGTAATACTAGGGGCTAAAGATTATATAACACATCAGCAAGGTAGTAATAAACCTTTAAATGCAATGGGCATCGCTTATAGAGGAGTACTAGATACTATAATAGATAATACTAATCAGTTAGGATTTTTACAGAACACTAATGCATTTAAACAAGCAAAAGAAAACTTAAAAACATCTTTAGGTATAAATATTCTTACTGCTGCACAACATAAATTTATCGATAGAGCATTATATGGGGCGTTAATGACACAGCCTAATAGTCCTTTAATGATAAATATAGGAGATAATGTAGGATTACTATCTAGAAGAGTAATTAGTGCTTTATACAACCCTCAAAGCAAAGATAATATAGTAGTTAAAACTAGAGAGATAGCTCTTAAACATCCTAAATTAAATGACAATCCATTCTATAGACTATTAAGAGAAGATCCTAGTAACAAAGAAACCGGTATAGCTAGAATACAATTTGATACTGGTATAAATTTATCTGTAGCAGATAAGAATGATTTAAGTAATGCTTTGTTACGTATAATAAAAGACCCAAACCCAGAGATAAGATCTTATGGTAAACTTTTAGTAGCAAATCAATTTTTAACTAGCGGATTCTTTCCTACATATGGTAGTTATATAGACTTAATACCAACAGAAGTTCTTACAACAGACCTAATAAACCCAGGTAATGGAAGTCCTGTAGAGTTTTTTGAGCAAGAAATAACACAACTAGTTGCTCCTGATTACTTAGGTTTTAGTAACTTTACACACGAGTTTGTAAGAAACTATGGTACAAGAAGACCTGGCGGACAAAATTTATTAAGAGTTGTAAAAGTGCCTGTAAAAAATCTAGACTATGGGCAAATTACTTTTTCTGATTTTGACTCACAAGTATACGATGAACAAAATGGATATGTACAGTACTTTAAGTCTAGAGCAGGTACAATGTATGTGTACATAGGAGGATCTACTTACCAACAACTAGAAGCATTAGGTGTAGAAAATAAAGTTGCAGAAATAGGAACTTCTAATTTAGTAACAGATAGTGTGTTTCAGCAAAATAGAAGCAAAGTTAAAACAACAGATAAACCTGTAGATGGATATATACAAATGACTCCAGATGTAATAAAAGAAGATAACGAAAATGATGACCCAATAAAAGTTTGTAAATAAATGGCGTGTAAATATTATGATAAAAAAACCGGATTAGTAAATGAGTTACTTACTGATCTATATGGTTATATGGATACAGTACAAAACAAAAATGTAGACTCTGTATATAAAATATTAAAAAAACATCGTATAGCTACAAAACGTAATGACATTATGTATTTAACATTACCTAATGTTAATTATAGCCTAAGAGAGTTTAAAAGAATAGAAAGAAAACATCCAGGACTTTTTTCTACAGAGTATATAAAAATGACTCCTAGAAGCATATATTCTGAAGCTGCTCCCCTATACTCACTAACTATAAATAAAAATGCTTTAGAAAATATTAAACCTGAAGGTACAGCTAACGCAGATATTAGCACAACAGACCCGGTTGACATAGATCAATATGTTAGATTTATTGCAGGTGCTGAAAGAAATACAAGAGATTATTATCTAGATGAAATAGCTAGAAGAGAAAATACTAGTAATAGTAAGTTTTCTGCTATGGAAAAAGAGGATATGGAGAATGTATATAGAGTTAGTAATGAACTTAAAAACTCTTTTGCAAAAGCTGGAGTAACTGTAGATGTTATATTTGATACTAGCATAGATAATATAGGACAGGTAGATCCTGCAGAGCTTGGTATGAATCCTACAATAAGGATAAATCCTCTAAAGGTTAGAAAAGATACAACATATCATGAGTTTGGGCATATATACATAGACTTATTAGGTGTAAATCATCCTATTGTTGCACAAGCTATAGCAGAACTAAGAGATACAGATTTATACTATCAGGTAAAAGAAGCCTATCCAGAATTATATGGTGAGTTATTAGATAAAGAAGTACTAGCTACAGCAATTGGATTAGAAGGAGCAAAAATAGTTAGAAAAAATCCAAACAAATTACAAAGAATACTTAATAGATTGTTTAGAGCTATTGGCAAATTGTTTGGCATAACTCCAAATACTGCAGCAAGACTTGCAGAAGAAATGTTTGCAGGTAAATTAAGGAGAGATAGCATGATCAATCCTCTAAGCTCTTATATACAGGCAAGTAAAGAAGAAGTTAAATTAAAAGAACTTGTAGATGAAGCAAGAGTTAGAATAAACTCTGAGATATATGAGCTAAATCAATTGCCAGAAGACCAGGTAAGTCCAGAAGAAAAAACTACTTTATTAAGATTAGAAAATAGTTTACAAAGAGTAAGAAAAGTAGAAGACTTATTTAAACTTGTAGATGCTATGGGTGGTGCATTAGCTAGAGCTAAAAGTAATTATAGAAATATAATGGAACTACCAGAAGCAGAAAGAGGGACTACAGCTAACTTAAATAAAATGTGGGCTCTAAAAAAGACACTAGATGGATTAGAAATGTTTTCTAGTATTAAAAGCTTATTGTTAGCTACTAAAGATAAAGGTAAAATACAAGACTTAGATGCATTTGATAAATTAGAAGACAGAGTAAATGAAATTATAGATCAAGCTACAGTGCTAGAGAATGATTTTAAAGATGATATTATACCAGTATGGGCACAATCTGTAATAGGTTTATCTAATAAAAATTTACCAGCTGAAATACAAAAACTTATAGATAATATAGAGAAGAATAAAAGACTAGTAGGCCCTGATACAACAGACATTGCATGGGTACAACTTACTGAAAGATATAATAAAGGTCAGATTACAAAAGAAGAGTTAACAGAAAAGAGACTTAAATTAAATGTAGAACAGTTAAAACAAAAGCAATTACTAAATTATGGTGATCTTGTAAAAGAACTAACAACTGCACATAAAGATAAAAGTGGTTATTCTTTTTACTTTGACCCTATTGTTTATTCTAGTGATAGAGGTATACAACTATTAGTTAAAGCAGTACAACAAGCTAATTTAGAAAAGAATGACCTAACACTAGATCTTAAGTCTAAGCTAGCACCTGTCTATGATGAGTTTGCAGCTGGTCAAAGTGAATCTAATGTAGAAAAATTAAATGATGACTTATTAGAAGAGGTAACTATAAACGGTGTAAAAAGATTAGCGCTTGTTAATCCAATTGACCAAGAGAGGTACTATGGTGATCTTAGAGATTATAAAAAACAACTAGACGAAAAGTATAGTAAACCTAAGCCAGCTGATTTTAATGATGACATGGAATTATATAAAATAGAATATGGTAAATGGATAGAAAGCAGTAAAGGTAGAAACTATCAAAGAGACATAGTTACATGGAATACTGACAATAGTACTCCTATAGAGGGATGGGAAAAAGAATTAAAAAGAGTAAGAGATGAATTAAAGGTACAGCAGTCAATACTTAAACAACTTAAAGCAAATGGTTTTGAAAATACAGACTCATATCTAAACGCACAAATAAATAGAGACCAGCTAAATAAATTTTTAAATAAAAATTATATAAACGGTAAACCTGCAGGTGATTGGGTGCAACCAGACCCTAAAGTATATACTAATGCTAAGTATACAGCTATACAAAATGATCCTAGATTAAAAAAATACTATGATTTTGTATTACAAGAGTTTCAAACAGCACAAAGAATGATAGGTGTAAATCGTATGGATAAAAATACATGGGATAAATACTCATATTTAATGCCAACTTACAGAAAAGAAGACTATGACAGAGCAAAAGAAAATGGTACTTATAACACTATAAAGGATATGCTGCAAGACGGGTTTACTATACAAGAAACTAATCATGATTATTATACCTATAATCAAAACAACAAAGACATAGAAAAAAGAGTCCCTGTTTACGCTACCAACAGGGTTCCTGCTAGAGAAGTCTCAAAGGATATAGCTAGTAGTTTATATAGATTTAGACACATGGCACATAACTTTAAAACTAAAAGTGAAATATTAGGACAAGTTATGATATTTCAAGAAATATTAAAGAATGCAAAAACTTTAGAGACCAACTCAGCAGGTATACAGCTAATACAAAAAGCTGCAGAAAGTATGGGTATAAATATGCCTAAACTAAAAGAAGGTGAAACCTATAACTTTAGACATGTAAACGAATGGATAGACTCTGTAATGTTTGGGCAAACTAATTTACAAAAAGACTTTACAGTATTTGGTAAAACATTTTCTGCTAATGAAGCAGTAGGGACAATAAATGCATTTACAGCAATGAGCACGTTATCGTTTAACTTACTACAAGGGGCTAACCAGTCTATATTAGATAATATGATGATGCTACAAGAATCATTTGCTGGACAGTTTTTAAGTAAATCTGATATGGCATGGGCAAAAGGAAAGTACTGGGGATCCGGTATGGCTATGACAGATATAGGTAGATTTGACCCAAAGAGTAAAATAGCAAAGGCAGTAGAGTATTTTGATGCGCTTACAGAATTTACAGATACAGAAGGAAATCAAATAGTAGGAGGTAAAAGAAGAAAAGCAGCAAGAACCGGTAATCTATTGTTTTTACAACAAGCAGCTGAACACGAACTATCCGCTACTAGAATGCTAGGACTAATGAAAAACCTTGAAGGCACACTAAAAGACAGTGATGGTAATGTAATACTAAATGAAGAGGGTAAACCAGCTAACTTATATGATTTACTAATAGTAGATGAAAAAACCGGTAAGATGTCAATAGATCCTAGACTCGATGAGAAGCAGTCAGGATTTAATAGGTTAGATTTTATAACAAAATTACAAGGATTAAGTAGAAGGACTAACCAGATAAAAGGTAAGATGCATACTAATATGCTACAAAGAAGATGGTGGGGTAAACTGTTTATGTTATTCCGTAATTGGATGCCGCCTGGAATTAGAAGAAGATATGGACACGGTGGTGGATCTACAGTGCATGTAGATGAAGAGTTAGGTGCTGTTACACAAGGTATGTATGTATCGTTTTGGAATTTTGTTGCAGAAAGTATATCAACTAAATCTTTTGCATATACTAATATGACTGAAATGGAACAACAAAATGTTAAAAGAACATCTGTAGAACTAGCATCTTTAATGGGAGCTATGGCATTAGTAGCAGCGTTATCTAATTTAGATGATGAAGAAGAGTCATGGGTAAGTAACTTTGCTTTATATCAAGCTAAACGATACCAAACAGAGATCCTACAATGGACACCGCTAGTAGGTGGAAAAGAAGCATTTAGAATACTACAGTC